TTACTTGCCCGTCATGCCGATAGCACAGCATTTTATTAATATATAACGGCTTTAATCTTCATATCAGTTATACAAACACTCTCTTGTCTCTGCACGGAATAGTAAGTAACGTGATTGTTTGATACCTCAAACATTGGATAAATTGAATCGGGATCGTCTTTAATTCCTTCAACCGTGAATTTAACGATACCTTGTTTTGCCGCCTGTTTGAATGCTCTGCGAAAATCTGCATTTAAAGAATCGAAAGTTTTCATAATCGTATGTTTTTGTTTGTTATTATCTGTTGTTTTATTATCACAATGCAAATATATAATATTGTGATATAATAGCAAAACAAATCACAATATATTTTCTTGTATTGTGTAATATTTAACATTTAAATACAAAAAAAACAGCCGACAATAACGCTAACGATAATACATAAGGGCTGACCACACCAAGATCAGCCCTTACATCATAGTTGATGGCTTACTCTATTATTAAATACTTTATACCTGATCTTACTAAAACATAAGCATTAGTAGGATATTCTGATTTCGCCAATAATCCATCTACTGCCTTACAGTAATCTCCATCTTTAGGGAGATAGTTCTCTGAAACAAGAATATTATTTATTTCATACATGATATTTTTGGCACAAATAACTATCCCGTCTGAGCTGTTGAACATAGCAACAGATTCAATTTTACCATTAGCCTTATCCCCATATAGATTCACCAAATTACCGGCTAATATCGAACTTTCAGTTTTATATGTCTGTGCAATATCCGTTATTTCATTAAAATACAGAGTTGGTTTTGGGAAATAAACAACACTATTCCCATAGCCGCTAATCTTCATCCTTACACCTGATTCCTTTAAGTTCCCATTAAATAAAGTTGAAAGCCCATAGAACTTATTACCTATAAACCTGTAATCTATAAAACTATTTGGGGATGGAATATTTTCTGACGGCAACACATTGGTTGCGTCATTATAAAAATAGCACCCTTTAAACAAGATAAAATGTCTTCCATATCCCATACTGCCAAAATGCCCCCTCAAGCATGGATTTATACAATTAGTAAAAATCAGGCTCATGTTAGGTGCAATATCTATGCCTATTGGTTGGGAACCATACGGCCAGCTATCCGCAGCCTCTCCATTATTCTTTCCACTGTCGAATTCCACATTGTCAAACCATAATTTATTAGATTCGCTTTCTTTAATGCCATTAACATGCACGGTATATCTTACATTTTTTCCAAAAATATAAAAGTTGTGGAAACTGCAATTTCTAGTTTTTTTTATCAACAATGGATGTAAATTAGATACAGGAGTTGGAAAACCACTGTCAGGCATATCACATACTATTTTTGTAGCCCTATTACCAACGCCGAACAAATGAATATTTTGCCGATCAACCATTTCGATATAACAGACATAATCTTCCTGTGATTCTCCCGATAACGGGTCTTCCGTTGCAAAATGATTAAATGATGATGTCCTGAACTCCCCTACAGCAAAAATATACCATTGTTTGTCTGTATCTTTTGGTATGGAATTTATGGCCCTCTGAATGGAATTTACATTGGCCTTGTATCCTACAAATATATTAACCCCGTCCTCAATAGCTTGAAATTGATTCGCCGTTTCCTGATCGGCATAACAATAGATAATATTACTTTTATAAACAATTCCATCAAGTCTATCTGTTATCTCCTTTATACTATCCTCGAATCCGGGCAATGATTCAGGTGGAATCTGAATATCAGAACTTAATTTTTTTCCTCCCCCCTCTATTCTCTTGACACTCGGAGTGCCTTCCAAATCATAGGCATTGCTTAACGTCCAAAGTATATAATTGAATGAGCCATCACAATAAATTTCATAATTTTTTGTTTCTGGTGAAGCTTCATTGATTAAGACTTCTGTTATTCCTCTTTCTACCGTTTTGGCAATTCTAAACACTGTTTGATTACTGACACTTGATGAATCCAGTTTATACCTCAATCCTTTTGATACAGGTATTCTTACAGACCAGTATCTTGCAGCGGTGCCCAGTGTGCCTCCAGCTGATATATAATCCTTAGACAGATAAGTGCTATTGTAGATTTCTTCTTCTATTCCACTTTCAGTTACAACGATCTTGGACACCTCTTCCTTTAAGTTTGTAAAGGATTCGTTTACTTCAGTAATCTTATCATTTAGTTTTTCAATTGATGGATCTAATATTACAAATTCAACAGATTCAGATTTTGATAATGTAAAGTAAGCGGTAATGGCAGATTCCGGTGCTTCAATTACTGATTTTTCCCCAACAAATGTTTGGGATGCTTTTAACAGGATTCTATTAGATTTGTCAACAAAAACATAAGCCCTAGCTTGTACAGAAACGCACTTTCCAGTAATCAGAAATCGATCTCCAGCTTTGCAATCTAATTTTGTCGCTATAAATGTCGCATTGTTTGTAATTTTATCTATATTTGATGCTATCTCTCCTTGGTTACCATATACAATATAGGCCGTACTTTGATCAAAACTATCAATGATATTCCCCCCTTTTTTTTGAGAAATAATATCCAATCTTATTTCAGATATTTCCGTAGCCAAGCTCTTACGCGTTTTAGGGTTAACCACCGCATCATAGATAGTAGCCGGGTAAATGGTTTGTCCGCCCTTCGTCAGTTTATGCATTTTTACCATAATATCTCCTGTTTTAGCCTAAGTTCCGCCGGAACTTGGACTGTTGTTATTTTATGTAATTATTGATTAACTCTTAAAATCACTCAGCACATCATCATACTCTTGATCTGACAGAGATACGCTCTGCACCGCATTGTATGCGGCATAATCCGGATAGGGCATGATCTCTGCTGTGCTCTCATCCGTCTTGCCGGTAGTCAGCACAATCCCTGTATCTTCAATAGATACAAGGTTGCAGATGCCCTCTCTAAAGTCGGAATCAGAGATGAAGTATTCTCGTTTGACCTTTAACATGCCGGGAGAGAAACCGGGGTTGTCAAAAGCGACAAGCAGACTGCCATCTTCCATACGGCTGCAACCCACATATTCTTGTCCGTCAAAGGAGGCTATGAACTTCCCCTTAAACGGATTGAAGTAAGTAAGCCGGAAGGGAGTTGATATGTCTCCATTCAGGTTCTTCTCTATAATTTTAAAATCAGACTGGTAATTAATTTTCATAACTATAATATTGATGTTACATCATCTATTTCCTCGGCTGTCAGGATACCGGAAAGATCAACACTTCCACCGCCTCCGGTTGTTCCTGTAGGACTCCATTTCCCCTTTATCTTGCAATCATATATAGGACCGGGTATGGTATCCCCCACGACAGCCCAGTCGCCCACAACTGGAGATGGGACAGCAGCATGCAATGCTTCTTCCGTAGAAAACAATCCCTTGTTGCGGATGCCGTTCTGCTTGACCTTTTCCACTTCGGTGGAGGTCTTGCTGAAGTTGTTGTTAAGACGGTCTGCCGCCTCACTCCAAGTACCTGTCTTGTTAATACTATTCAGTTCCATATCACTTTCTTACCTTTAACACTCCATTTGTCACTATTCCTTCAAGTGTTTCATATTCCACATATACCTGCCCGGAGCTGACGTTATCTTTAGACGGCCAATTACTGCATTCAATATTTGCCACATATTTAGACACAGCCCCCCCGTCATATACCGGTTTCATCCCAACCAACAGAGTTTCGCCTTTAGAACCATAGAAAGAAACGTTATTGGGAGTAAGAATAATATCCGTATTTTCCACATGATTCTGTATTCTGATACGTTCCGGATATACAGTCGTTTCTTGTATCAATTGGTCCCCTACATATTTCCGTAGAATCAAATCACCATACTCCCATCCGTCTGATGATGTGTCGAATCTTAATATCAAGGTGGCATGTCCTTCAGTCGTGTACATTTCAAGAGTATTTTTATCCGGATCAATGACAATGCGTTTCCCGTCAACAGATGTTTCTACTTTTCCGCGGAAAAATCCGCCCAAGGCTTCAACCACACCTCTGAACTTACCCCCCAAGGCATAAATATAGCCACGAAGGAACGTATCGCCACCATGAGTGGCAACAAAGTTCGCCATATTCGCCCATTCTTCATCGGTAGGTTGATAATTCGGATCATTACGGAACCTCATCACGGTCAATATAGCCTGTTGTAACGTGCCACCTGCCCAAAATGCCACATCATCATCGTCATTGTATATGCCGCTTACTCCGGCAGTGACCTTCTGTAACTTGCCATCCTTGTAATTACCCAGTTGGATCATATTGGCAAGGATCAAACCGCCAAGGATATCCACAGATCCATCCTTAATCGCGCTGGCGATATAATTGATTGACTGAAAACCGGCTGTTGCCTTGTCGTTATCCAAAATGGACGGCTTCCAATCGGTAGCGATAGTTCCACGCTCTAATTGAAGATCACAAATGGTTGCGGTACCACTGAGCATGAAAATACCTGCACCGTTAAAAGCGAACTTGAAAGTGTATCTTTGATAATCGGACGCAAGAGGCTGAGTTGTGCTGAAATCACCACACGAAACAGACACAGACGTACCCTTTGCTTTATAGCTGATAACATAACTTTCTCCTTTAATTAATGATACAGACTGAGACAAACTACCGATTGCGGCAGAGTATCCGGAGCCGGCAGCACTGTCCGAGGATACGGTAGCCACACCCGTCCAATGCTTGAGTTGCTTGCTGTATAGCTCGGTATCAGCAGACAATTGAGTATCAGAGGACAATGTTTCACTTTCATAATCCCCGGTAAACCCGGAGTTACGCAACAGATTGACACTTCCGACAGCCGCATTGTCTATCGCATCCTGAGCCTTTTGGGCCAGATCGGCAGCCGCCTGTATCTCATCCGGAAGACCTTCCATATTACGCCATCCAGTGGAACCTTGTTCGATATGAAACATACCCTTGATATCAACACCTTTATCGTGAGTATATTCCATGTAAGTGGTCCGATCCTTGTCACCAATGTATGCATTTCCGTACACCTTCATCCGGGCTTTGCCGGTAGATTTGTCAAAATCAAAAGAAATGACATCTTTCCCAGTCAAGGTAAAATCATTAATACCCTGATACATGATGATGGACGGAGAAACTTCGTTCACCGAAGAGAGAATTATCGCCGCCTGTCGGGTCATATCGGTCTTATGACCTAACCCCACGATATCATCACCTGCCACCGGAACATCGTTCTCGACATTAGGATCACATACGGTCTTGGACAAGTCTATATAGTTCTCACCCACTGCTGTGACCAACCGCCAGTAATAGCGGTTGCCGACATGATGAGAAACGCCTGTCTTGATATTGCACTCCTGGGCTATGGCAAGAGATCCCGGAGTAAACTGGTTCTCTATCTCAATTCCGTCTTCCTCTTCCTTGAAATAACAACGGTAAACAGCATCCAACTCATCTACACGGTTGCATTTCATACCTGCATGGGAAATCACCTGCTCGCCACCCACATACGTTTTCTTCTTGACCTCAAGTTCATCAAAAACGGCTTTGACCTTGACATACAGATAATCGACAACAGCCTGTGACATACCGTTCTCAAGCACAGTAATTCCACTACCGTTTTTACCAATCAAAAGACCTTTCAAAAACGTGATCAGCTCATTGGCAGTGTCTTCTTTATCTTTGCGTAAAAAGTATTTAGCCAATTCACTTATATTTGCACCTCCCGATATGGCAACAACCCTGTCTTTATTGGTTCTTATGTAAATAGAAGGATTATTATCATCATTATGTATGTATATCTCTCCCTCATTCAACCCTTCCAGTCGCTTTTCAAATGACGGGGATATTTTCGGTATAATCGGATTTCCTTCTGCATCCGTTTCCGAACCGTACCACAATATCTTTATAGGATGATTTCTAGCCATGATTACACATAATTTTCATTAACAAAAGCAGCTTGCGCCTTCTTGTATTTTAACACATCGTCCTCTTCAGGATTAGTTAGCAAAAATGCTATACCTGAAGAAGAAGTTGCGATCTCAGTTTTGCCTCCGATCCCAGCAATATCGTTTTCTCTAGGGCGTAAAGTCACTTTATATATAAACATCTGTTTTTTACCTATTGTATCCAGCTTTTCCGGGACAGAATCCCCTTCCCGTACATACAAATTACCGTCTATGTTAACGTGAGAAAGGCAAAGTAACTTATTTATGAACTCCGCTATATAATACGGAACACCACGACTTGTCCCAAATACAAAATCAAATGTCTTATAAGGAAGAGAATACATTTCTATTATCTCCTGCTTCTGGTTCACGAACTGTTCGTTCTCAACTTTTAAATCTACCCCATCCGGTTTGAATCCTCCTATTATTCTGAACTGAAACATCTGCTGAACATCATCAATCCAGAATATATTATCAAATGCAGAATTATTATCCTTATGGGAATATTCAATCAATATAGAATCACCTATATTCTCACACACACAGAATTCCTCACATTCCTTATCGCCTATAGTTACTGTATATATCCCCTCCGAAGGAGATAATGAGGCATAATACATCTTAATGCTTTCATTTACATCATAAGTAAGCAGTGTTATCTTGGAAGAAATATTGCCGATCTTATCATTCAAATAAGCTGAAGGTTTTTCGCCGTTATCACAAAAGATTTGCAGCAGGATGTTGTCTGACACAGAAAATACTTGTCTGAAACATCCTGCATTTGAATATTTATATTTCAGCGGTTTAAAGAATAACGGACAAACATCTCCGATTGATATCATAGTCTTTTCGTAAGTTTCTAGTAACTTGTGACTTCACAAGCTTTCATTGCAAATATAACAATTAAAATTTGAATCTTTATAACGAATTTAAATTTTTCACGATCAAAGTTACCTTTGAACTTTGTGATTTTGTAAAATTGTAATCAGCCTGCTGATAATATCCCTGTACAACTTTGTCTTGGTATTCCAGTTCAACAATTCCTGTAAGATCTTCCGGGAGTTCCACATCCGAAGTCTCAAATTCCACCTCCGCCACAGTAAACATCCTTTTTGAAAGAATTATATCCCTACTTTCCCCCATTCCATCAATACCCACATCACTATTACCATCTGATGACGCAAAAGTAAGCATCTCAACAGATGAGCCGATGTATGCTTCATTGGCCAAAACCATAGAAGAAGGGGAAAACATGGCATTGAACATTGTGTCAGGGCTGAGAACGCCACCCATAAGATAATCTCTGTTCAATATATACTTAAGTCCAGATGAATCAGATTTCACCCCTACCATAAATAAATCAGTGTCACTTTCGTTGTCTGTAGTATCTTCACCTATCTTGTCAGCAAGAAACTCTATGCCGTATGCGTCCGCACGGTATGGAGATATCATTTCAAGGCTATTGTCCGTCATGGTCACGCCTGTGGTATATTCATTCGTAAAACGGAACTCGTCCTTTCCATTAGCCGTATCGTAATCCTGCTTGTCAAAGCCTATCCGTATGCGAGAATACACCAATGCAGAATTAACCTTCATCTCATAATCAGATAAATCATCTATCCTTTTGACAACATCATTCGAGAAGTATTTGCTTCTATGCCGGAAAGTTACTGTATTCCCGGATATGTCGTAAGCATAACCAAACACGTAACTCATCCAGTTTGCAAATTTGGTGAAGGATGTATATATTTTGGCTCCAGGAATCTTACGGGCCGATTCAGCCGCCAAGAGCATACAATTATCAAGCCTTCTATCTCCTGTCCCCTCAATCACTCCAGTCAAACCATCTTTCTCTCCATTAATACTTTTAAGCAGCCTGTTCAGCAATATATCGGGCTTTATAACATCCATCTCAACAGGGTTTATTCGATTTTTCCATGATGCTTTAAAATAACTTGATGTTGAGACTTTGTATGGCAAATCCGGCAATACAGGTACAATCTCTTCTTTCTCATTGACATACATAGCTCTCACTATTATTTTATCATTATGCAAAAGACTTATATTGTACGATTCCGAAACCTTCTTTTCCACTGGCGTTTCTGATTCTGTCGTAAGTTCAAAACTTCCTATCACCGTTTCCGTAGTCACCGCTTCCCCATTACTATCAATCTCATTACTTATCTTCATAATCTGGAGCCTCACACCTCTTACATCATATCCCAAAGCACCAGACTGATATTTCCTAAACACAAACATATCAATATTAAACTCTATATTTATCCTAATTGATTTCAGAGCCTTTATCGAATATACATCATCACCACCTACTGTTTGATCATTAAATTCAAGAGACCCCTTTATTAAGGAATCACTGGCAGTTATATATATTGGCATTGGTGACATTTTCTTGCTGAAATAAACATTAATAAGAGTGTCATCGTCTTCCAATGTATCACCTGTAGGAATCCATTTTGCTGATTCTGAAAGTTCAAGTCCGTCATAAACAAGAGGAATGGGGCTTTTCACCTCTTCGACCGAATATTCATATTGAGTTCCTTTTTTTGACTTTATCATGGACGCCACGCTATCATCCACGGCATTTATCTGTAAGATACGACCATTATCCTGCAATGTAGAAAAATTGAGAGCGCAACTAAACCGTTCATTATACAACCAACTGTTATTTCTTGTACTTATTATTATTGAGGCAGAAGCATTCAAATAATCTTCATCATATTGTTTTAACAGCAATTTTCTAGCATCCCCAGCAAAAGAAAATTTGTTGGAAAATGTACGGATAACACCGTCATAGTCATTTCTCTTGAAACTAGCCTTCACCTCGTCCCAATTTTCAAGATCATCAGTAACCCTGTACTTCAGACCATTTATAAGTAACTCACATCGATAATACATAATTATTTCATTTTACGATTCAACCCATCGATTTCGTCACATGTCTGCCTTACAAGACAGGCATAAGATCCGGCGGTCCATTCTTTCGGATTGATATACATCTTATTATACTTCCCAATAGCGACAACTTCATTTATAAATCCACGTTTTGTAGGCTTCTCCTTCAGTTCCTCATTCTTTTCCTTACTTATCTTATCCAAATCATATTGTGCACGGGAATTTAATGCGGATATTCTAGCATTCATAGCCATTACATCACCTTTTTTACACGAATAACCTATCTTCATCAGAATATCACGCACCTCATCATACATTTTCAACTTCATCATGTTCTCACATGCCTTCATGCACTCCACAGTCATTGCAAGATTCATACGCTCATTACAATTCAATATCTCAGAGAACAACTGTTTGCTCCCGACAATTTCTACATAGTCATTGATAATTTTTGCCGATACAGCCCCTTTGTCCTCACCGTCAAATTCAATAGTATTGCTATCATTGGTATAAATCTCTATAAAAACGGACAAGGGAAGTTCATATATGTCACTTGTATACCTCATAATCAGATACTTTTTGAAAATTGCTGATAATTGTTTTCTCTTATCGCCTTGGCTAATTTTGCAAATCCAATCTGCTGTGATTTCTCCAGATGCCCTATCTTTTTCTCCAGATCACTATAATCATTAACTATTGATACAGGAGGAAGATCGTTTTCGCTTCTATATGCCATAAGACCATCAAAATCATTTGCATGAGCCTTTATCCTGTCCATATCCACTGCATAAGGTATAACCTTCGCACCTTTAGGGATGTCAACCAAAGTAGGGACAGACGGAGTAATATACGCTCCTTTTTCAGTAACGATTGTTTCAGGGACACCACCATCACCCACTACAGCCAATCCGCCTTTATGCGAATCAGTACCCTTGGCATACTTCGGGATAGGAGTCGCTATAATAGTAGCAAGCTGTATCGCTCCCATAGCACCTAGAGCAGCTATCATAGGTATTGCAGCAGGGAAGCCCAATTGTTTTATCGTCTGCAAAATACCACCTGCTATCTGTATAGCCGCCTCAGCTATACTGGTAGCTTTCTCAAACTTTGCCTGTTTTGTTCTTAATGCAGCTTTTTTCTTCTCCAATTCGGCATTCTTTTGTGCCGTTTTATCTTCCGCCGCACGTTTACGCGCTTCGGCTTCTTCAGTTGTTATAGCACCTCTTTCTTCTAAAGCCTCTATACGGGAAATTTCCTCTTCACCTGCTTTCTCATTCGCTTCCTGTTCAGCCTCAATAGCTTCAATCTGGCGATCATAAATGGATGATATCATTTCACCAATTCCACTAACCATAGAAGCACACATCTCGGTAGTTCTTTCCATCTTCTCACCGTCTGTAAGTTCTTTCCAAACACCCGATATCTTATCAGACATAATACTGAATCCCTTATCCATCCCATCAAATATACCGGCAAACGGGCTATCGATATCCGATGCAAGATCTTTCAATGCAGAAGAATAACCTTTCAACACTTCAAAATTCCTTCGTGTAATATCCTGTTGCTCTTCCGCTTTTTTCACCTGATCATCCGCATTTATGGAACCTATCTCTGCTTCCATTGCCTTTATGGATTCTCTCAACGTTTCAATCTGTTGCTTGCTTACCACGCCCGATGCTTCCGCTATCTCGATCATTTTTTCAGCAGCATCTATCTGTATCTGTAATTGCTCGTTTGCGGCTTTCCGCTCCAGTTCACGCATGGCTTCATCGTATTCTTTTCGCGACATCAGCCCTTTTGAATAATTTTGTGTTATAATGTTTTCGGTCTCCTTATATCCAGTACTTGTAGCTGCTATACGGAGAGATGATTGTTCTTCTTCCAGTCTTAGCATCTCATCGGTATACTTTTTCTTTTCCTCGATCCTTTTTTTCTCAGGCTCTGCCAACTTCTTAGCATATTCCTCATTCTCTTTCGCTATCTTCTGCTTTCTCTCTTGAGCCAACATTTCCCGGAGTTTGTTTTCTTCCTCAGAATATCCCTTTATAGCTGCTATCTGGTCTTTATATTCTTTCTCTATGGCAGCAAGATTACGTTCATGCTCATCCTCAATGAGAGAAACGGACAAGTCAGCCATTTTATTCCTAAGATTCTCCATGTATTGCGCTAAATCATCCGATGCTTTATCGGCAGAATGAGGATTAAATGTAACATCTCCAATGTTAATAGAATTTGCCAGCCTATTATTTTCCAAGTCTATTGCAGATGCTTCTTTTCTCAATTTAGATAAATCTGCATCTATCTTATCTACTTTAGCTTTTGCTGAATTATATTGTGATTCGGCTATTTGATTAGATGTTCTTAAAGATGTTGCTAATGCTTTTGTTCCAGATGTTCCTAATTGATTTATTTTTGTTTGCGCTAATAGCCTAGCATTATCACGTTTTTTTTCTGCCAATTCTAATTTAGTTTGCGCCTTCTCTTGTTCTATATACTTATCCTCAATTTGGGCTTCTAGTTCAAGTTGTTTTTTTGCATTCTCTATTATTTTATCCTGCACAGCTCTCGCCTTGGCAGCAGAAACAATTGCCGATGCAAGCCTTTGATAACTATCAGCCGCTTTACCTGCAAGAATGTTTTCATCACTTATGTTTTTAAAATATGAAGGATATTGCTTTTTCAGTTCCTCAACGGCTTTTTTCCGTTCTCCCATAGGTTTATTCAAATTGATAGCAGCCCTATATAATATATCCAATTTAACAGCTTCATCTTGGGCATTTTTCACACCTTCTTTTTGAGCTTTATTCAAATCCTCCTGAAGCTGTTTTAGATAATCAATTTCTTTTCTCGCATCAAACAGGCTACCCACCCATTTGGTTATCTCACCTCCATAACTCGATAAAAGAGTTATCCCAACAACTAAAGCCGTCTGCCAACTAAGAAGGGAACTCAATACCTGTTTAAATACAGGTGTAGCAGTCTGCCCCGATTTTTTAAGAAGTTCATATTCCACCCTTGCTTTCTTTAACTCATCAATAAATATAGGAAGGTTATTGGATATGGCAAGAAAGAAAGTATTGGCACTAACAGACAAAGCCGGAAGTTCTCTCGCAATCTGTTGTATGGAAACATTAAGACCATTCCAACCCGAAGCATAATTACCCACATTACGTTGGTAATTGCCCATCTGTGCATCTATATCCTTTAATTGTTGATTCAACTTGCCGATATTGTTCAAGATATCCATACCTTTTGCTCCCTCGCGTGCAGCTTGTGAAAGGTTATAATATTCCTTTTCCAACTGAAGCATTGAAGCCTTCATCTCGTTATAGCTTCCTGCTGTGGCAATCGCTACCTGCGTATGATTTCTCAATATCGCCGAATACTGTTTATTCTGCTCTGTCAGCATGCGTAACTGGGATACCGTAGCATCTCTTTTGGACTTGTATTCCTCTTCGCTGATAGCACCTTTCTTATACTCCTTTGATAATTCCCTCAGAGATGTTCTTAAGGCTGAAATTGTTTCTTTGTTATCACTTAACCTACTGCTCAATTCGGAGGCTTGTGTATCAAAAGCCTTTACCGTCTGACGGATTGAATCAAAATCAGCAGCAGTCATGGATATTTTCTTAGATGCTTCTTGAAATGAAACAGAAGCATTTTCCGCATCTTGTGACACGTTTTTCAGATCTTCGGAAGCACCTCTCAAATTTACTTTTACTTCCGTTATCTTGTCTGCCAATGTATTCAATGGCTTGGTAAGAAGCTCTATCTTACGGGAAATATCGGTCAATAACTTTAATTGACTAGCCTGTAATTCAGATAACCTATTTTGAGAAGCATATAATTTGGTAATTGTAGCATTATAACTGTCAACTTTAGACTGGTATTCTCTTAGATTACCCGGCTTAAAATTTATACCATCACTTAATTGTTTTGTGAAATTCGCATATTCGGAAGATGTGGTTTGAATATTAATCCTTATCTCATTTAACTTCTTAACGATGTTAGGATCAATCGCATCAGTAATTTTAAATTCTGCTCCTGCCATGGTCTTTTCGTAAGTTTTGGGTAGTGCATGACTTCATGCACTTTCTAAGAGCAAAGATAGTGATTTTATTGATATTATGAAGGTGAGGAAATAAAAAAGGGAGAAGCAAAAACTTCTCCCCGTGAAAAATAATTTATTTAAATTACCAATCATCATTTTCATTGCCCACAAGACCATTCTTCACAGCTTCTTCTATTTTATCCATAATAACATTGGAATATGCATGAGCCATAATCAATGCTTTAGACGATGTTTTCTTTGCCTTATGCTGATCTTTGGGGCTGAAAGGATAACATGTTTCTATACCCCATTTTTCTGTTTTCTTTGTCGTGTCCGCAGGCTGTCCTGTTGTACCAGCAGAAAAAGCCCCCATCCATCCGCCTCCGATGTTCTGCTCAACCTCATAATATTGAAGCGTATATGTAACACGAATTTTTTTATCTTTAATATCAACTTTTATAACAGGGTGGATGTTAACATTATAAGCTGTCATTCCTCCAATATGTTGAGCGATTCCTCCTACAAATCCTTTAGCAATAATTACTCCCGCATCCTTATCATTCAATTTAATTACTGAGTTCGCATCGTTAAAAGATTCCGCAAACCAATGGTTTAAAGTAATATATAACTGCTCTTTAGTCTGTTCCCCACAATTAATTATCTGCTCATAGGTCAAACTCTGATTCTTATCCAATACCAATGAAGAACCTAAATTTTCAGCCGCATCCACCCACTTATCACCATAATTTTCCTTTGCATATTTTTCTAATTCTTCCGCTCTCATTACTTGAGCACTCAGATTCATACTGAATAATGAAACAATCATTAAAAATAATACTTTTTTCATATAGTTATAATAATTTGGTTATTTTCAGCAAAGTAATATACTTTTAAAATCAAATCAAAACATTACGACATATTTGTTTACAATTTAGAATACTGTCTAAATAAATTACAAACATAGCATTTCAATCTTCATGTTTAAATTTCACCTTCTCACTTCTTTTCCCAGTGCATACAATCAGTTTGAGATGCTTGCCGTATATCCGTTCAAGTCTATTATTTTGTTCTTTCATTTTTTGAAGTATAATTTCAAGTTTATCTATTGTTTTCATAGTCTTTTCGGGTTATGTTGCGAATCGCAACGTTAACGGATGTAAATAGTCTGCCCACCTCGTAAGATAAGGTGGGAAAGACTTGATTAATAAATAATATTGTTATTACATATTAAGAAGATATTCTCCTAATGCATGAGCTTTTTCTCTTGAAATAAAAGCCACACTGTCACGCTCATGGTCTTCAGGATCTGATATACACACTGCTATCATATCGTATTCGGAATGTGATACTGTTATATTTACTGTACCATATTCATCTTCCATTGTCGCATATTGAGAAAAAAGGCCCTCTCTTATTGCCATTTCGGTAGGATTCCCATTCTCGTCAATCAATCCATTTTCTAAAGCTATTTTTTGAAGATCCTCCACTGAACATCCCAACTTATCTGCTACTTCATCAAATGTTAAGCTATTATTCATTTTTATTTCCATGATCATGCAGCTATTAAAGATTTAAACTTATTCAGAAAATACACCTGACCTTTACCTGTAACGTAACAGGTATGTTTTATAAAAATGGGATTTTCACCCGATACTATCGGTCTTTCTTTCACGAAGAACAATCCCATTTCTGCCGCCCTCCGTGTAGGCATATAGTCATTTATATATTTATTCTTCGATCTGCTGTATCGCTGCCTTCTGATAAGGAACTTGTTCTCTACCATCCATTCATAAAGCCTTATTTCTCCAATCTTATATCCGTTTTGGGTGATAAGTTTCGCAAGATCTCCTATGAGAATATTGGTAGACGAACTTGTAAAACATTCTTTGAAAACTACAGCGGGTTTTGTTTCTTCTATAATAGACTGCTTCTCCTGTTCCTTCTTCTGCACTTCCAATGCCAATCGTTGCTTTTCCTCCCGTTCGCTCTTTAGCTGTGTGGCAAGACTGATAACAAGGTCAGGGTTGTTTATCATCTGCTCAAGCGTTGGCTGCGTGGCGGTCATGCCGTATCGCATCAACTCATCAAGTTTTTCAGTACACCACAGTTTCAAATCAATGTCTAACCATTGACAGAAATCAACTACTATTAATCTGTGCATCCAAGTACCACCTCCGTTATGTGATGAACCTGCCTTTGATATAACTAATTGATTTTCAGAAATACCATATTTTCTTGTAATTGCGTTAATTAATTGATTTGTAGCAGGTAAGGACAAATAATCATTGGGACGCTTTCCGTAGATTTTAGCAAGCTGTGTGGCGTTAACCATAACATCATCTTTGATGTCAAAAAGTACTTCGTTTCCATTATAGGAGAAAGTCTTGCTCGTTTCGTGAGCTGACGCAATCTGTACGGTACTATTATTCCCGTTCAAATAGATTTCATTTGGTTGTAGCATGAAATGAAATTATTTGTTATTAAATAAAAAAGCAGACAAATATCCTAGTTTGCTACAACCTACCATTGCCATTGGGCGATGATACACGGATATCGTCTGCCTATATTTTAATATATAAGTTTCCTTACGGGCATAAAAAATCCCATTGGCATATTTAATAGTAAGTTGTAGCACTACAAAGGTACAACATTTTTTCAAACAAACAAATAATGAAAATATATTTTTCATTGTTATTTTCACACGCATAATATCCATCTTTCTAATGACTTTCAACACGCCACAATATGCCTTACCTGTAATTTCTGCAATTTGCAGTGAACTTATTGTTCTTTTTTCGCCATTTTCCCCATCAATAGGTACTAACTTATTAAAATTTTCCATATCTTTGCGATATAAGATTAATATTGTTCCCCGTTGGCGGCTCAGTCACTTCCGCCTCCGGGGATTTATTTTGACTGATTGTAGCAGGTGAGGGATCGAACCTCATTGTGCCATTATTCACTCCTGCTTTCCTCCCTTATACTATCCACGCTTGGAATTGTATAAAAAGAAAGTTCCGTAATAGGTGCAAGCTACTACGGAACAGTCATATATAAACTCCAATAGGAGAATATTTAATCAACATCAAGTAACGCCTTGCACTTGTTACATATACAAAGGTAAATGATGTTTTTATCTTATACAATGGTATGAATATTAAACAAAAGACAATATCAATTAATAGTAATACTAAGTAACGCATAGTAATATATAGTAACGCATAGTAATATATAGTAACGCAATTATTAAATATTACATTCACAATTTAGACAAAATCTAAATTACAACATAAATGATAGTTTTGTTTTTCAATTAAAAAATAAATATCTTTTCGCACAAGACATTTGAGGAAAATCAATATTTACATTGGGAGAACATTAGGATATTTCCGGTAATACAACTTAGTCAATGTAGATTTAAGGCTGTTATAGTCTTTAATGAAGCCTAGATCTATCCACTGAGCTATCTGTAATTCTAACTCATATAATTCTCGTATTTTAGCTTCATCACCAATTTTATTACGCATTTCTGATTCATGTTTACCATAGACTATGATATTGAGAGATTTTGCCAAATCTTTAACCTTTTGTTTAAATAGGTCATCCGGCAAAATAGAACTGACCGCTTTGCACATGGATGGGTATGCATCGCCAGCAAGATTACGGAATTTTATCATTTCATCATATACAAATTTGAGAACATCATATTTAAAAGACGGATTTATCCACATTGCAAAATCAATAAAAAGTAATGGATGCATCCAGGTACCCGCATTATCCCCTTTATTTGCCCTTGATTTATGATAGGGGTAATTACCCATATCATAATTTTCTCTTTCCATTATAGTGTAAATGAACTCTTTAGTGGAAGATAAACCGAAGTAGTCATTAACTTCCTTCTTCATACCTTTTAATTGATTCCACTGTTTCAATAAATTTGTAGCGTTGAAAAACGCATCTTTAGTTCTCTGAATTACTTTAAAATCACCCATTGGGCGAATCATGATTTGGTTCGTTTTCATGTCTTTTCGTTCACAAGATGTTCCGTACATCTTAATACGGGATATAAAAAATGCGGCAACCGATATAGAGGAGTCGGCCACCGCATCATATCCATTACTCTTAATGAATATATAATATCTTTCTATGCGAGACCTCTATCTATCGCTGTCGCTAAATTAATAAATAATACGGCAAACGCCAAATAATAGAATGATAAAAATAACCATTTCACGGAAATATGAATTCAATAAACTCGCCTGACCAGTTTTCACCTTCACGACAGAATTTATACACATCTCCAACCTTGTATAATATATAAACACATTCATCCATAACAGCAGCCTTCTCTGCGATTGATCGCATATGCTCCATTTCCCTCATTGACTTATTCCCTTGGCACAAGCAGTTTTTCATAATTCGGTTCAATTCCATTTTTTGTTAATAATACTTTATAGTTCGCACCTCCTTATAAATTTCTCAATAGAGGGCATAAGCCTGTACGTAACATAATGCCTCCTTGCTTTGGAGCTTACCTTGAAAATTTTATAACCATATTTCTTCTCAATATCAGAACCAAAAGAAACGCCATAGCTGGCAATCCTTATACCATTTGATATTGGTATTGCCGTGATGGAACTATAAAAATCTCCACGTATGATAAGGTTTGGAGTATTATTTCCTCTTGCAGAAAAACCCAAATAGGAAGGCTTTGGTTTCTGTATCTTTGTCTTCCAATTCTTATAGCGTTCGGCATTTTTCCTCCAATGCTCTCCATAAGTTTTTTTAAAGTATGGGTCCTCTGTATATCCGGGAATTAAAGGACTTTCATCGCCATCAACACCACTATATAGCTGTTCTCGTATATATTCCTCAAACTGAGGAACATCCCTTTCCATCTTATCCCTTATCATTGGCTGAATGCCATCAGCCAATTTCTTCCAACATCTCGCGTATTCCTCCAATGTCATAGCAAAAACGGGGGATCAATCTCCCCCGCCTCCTAAATTACTGTTATTGATAATCCTATTATATACGGAAACCAGCCTTGATTTCCGCCTTTCTCTAGAAATGTCCTTCCAGAATACATCTATATTCTGAGCGACAAACTCATCCAATGAAAGCTTAACCACTTCGGATTCTATAAATGTAACTCCATTAATTCTCATTATACCCATTGTTCAATTCCAATGACCCCATTAGTCTGTAGAATAGAAGGAGATTTAAGCACCGGCACACCTCCTGTCGCTGTAAGCACACCGTTGCTGTATTCCAGCGCTGATGCACCAGAAACGACCGTTGAAGCCTTCTCAGACAATATAGATCCATAATATGCAGTAAGATCCGTGCGGTCATAATGATCCACGAGCTTATATGTATTTTCAGGAGATGTCATTTTGACAAACTCAACGTAATTCAATCCCTTGAGAACATTTTCCAAATTGACACCCGCTTGCTTTACAGACATGTTTTTCATCATCTTCTCGGTATCGGAATACATCGCATTAAACGCAAGATAAGCCTTCTGACCGCTTGAATCATAAGCCTGTCCTGTAGGGTAAACACCAGATAATGCAAAACCTGCAAGTTCATCTGTTCCGTCATCTTCTCCGTAGATTACATTATTCTTGTCAAAAACATACATATCAAACAATGTATCCTTGTTGGCTACAAGATTAGCTTGTAAAGCTAGATTAAACTTACGCAACGTGAATGTATCCGTCCTTGCCGAATAGCCCGTTATTTCCGACCCGGCATAACCATTTTCTGTTGTATTGGGTTCACCGCCGCTTACCGCGTATTCCGAAAATCCTGTAATAGGATAAATTCTGTCCGGATAATCAGCATGACAGGCTTCCTCCAAAGCATCAGCAGTCAATTCCTTGGGCAGTTTTTTGCCATGAATGACCAATATAACACCTGCGACCTTGTCCGGTTGCAGGGGGCAGTAACTCATTCCAGTATTAAATCCGGACGTGCTGCCGCACTCTCTAATATCTGTTCGCATAACAATTCTGATTTTTAACTGTTAAATCCAAATTCTTTATTTCAATAGCATCTATCTTTTCGCCAACTTCCTTACCGTCAACATCAACAGCGCCACGTCTTCCAAAACTATAATTTTCTGAATATGTATGGCTTACAATACCGGAGTAACCGAAATCAAATTTATCACATTTTTTTAACTCTTCTATGAATCCGTAATACAAAGGTCGAAGAATACCTTCAAAAGATATCTCACGACGTTGTTCATTTGTATACTTTTCCAGTGTATTGGTAGCGATTATTATGTTTACAGATGCCTTACAAAAATAATTCTCACTATCCCTTTCCTCGTCTAAGGGAACATACAGCCCTATCATTGGGAATTTTCCCGATGCTGTCACCCTGCTTTTCCCAAGAAGAAGAAGTGTTTCCCTTATATAAGAACTGTCACCATATATGTAATTTATCTGTTGACCCATTCTTTTTGACAAGGAAGCACATACATCTGATATTATATCAATTATCATAACCCAAAGGAATTAATTGTTTCCATCAATTCGAAATCGGTGGCGATATCCGGATAGTCCGCATTATTGGCTTGAAGCCATCTCACAAGTCTGATATTCATCCTTACCATGTCGTTCCATGCAAACATCATTTTCCTTTCGGGACTTACAAGACGACCATCATCTCCATCAGCCTTCACTCCTGTAATAGTCGCCTGAGTGTGATTATGTCTCAAGTAATGGAAGTATATATAGTTGGCGATGGGGGATTTGGAAATCTCCCTATCGCCATCACTATATTTCATGACAAGATGCGCTATAAGATCATCCCATCTTTTTTCCTTAGTTTTTCCATCGTTGGAAATATAGGATGAGAATTCCTTATACAACTTTTCCCCTAGGAGCTTCTCTAAATATTCCGGCTCATATTGCATTACAAAGCCTTGAAGGCTGTCAACAATTGCCTTATTAGTCTCAGAAGGAGTATGTATATTCAATACTGCACCTTCGATATCAAGAATACCACCTTGGAAAAAAGTATAATCCACCAACATTACACAATATCTTTGAGGTTCTTCTTTTTATTGAACAAATCTTCAGCACCGATTTTCTTAGCGTCCTCCATCAATTCCGAAGGAACAGTGGCAACACGTCCATCTTGGAAGAACTTACCTGCAAGTAACATATTAACACTTACTTTATCACCTTTTTTATAAACGGCCCCGTCCTTTGCGAACTCAACCTCATAAGTTTTAGTCAAATTTACTTTCATAATGTTTAATAAATTTATCCGCCAATACCGGCAGGGGTTATAGCTTCAATAACGGTCGCAATCTTATCCTTGACAAATGCAGTTTTATATTGCTTTTTAATATACACCATAAGACGTTTTTCACCAAGGATAGTCACCATATTTTTAGTGAAATCATCATTTTCCCATCCAAGTGTAATGGTAAGAACCCATACATCACGGATGTTAAGATAGTTAAAATCGCCAACCCAAATATCACCTTGTTTGATTGCAGTGCTGGTTTCCACTTTCAAACCTTGAATCAGTTCATCACCAATACGGAAAGGACGGAGATATTGTCCATTAACATCCTTAGTCAACTGCATCTGTGCATAGTCAAGAGGATGCATAAGCACAAGGTTTGGACGATAAGCCATATTGGACATTGATACAATCTGTGTATACATACCAACAATAACATCATAAGTGTTGGGTTTCTCTACTTTCAGAGCTGTCAAAGAGAATGTAGGTATATCACTCCCAATCCCTTTAATCTGACCGCCGGAACCAGTACCAGACAAAATACCTTCTTCTTCTTTCAAACCAATACGATTGATAATCTCAGCCCTAACCTCCGCAACCAACTGAGGCAAATCAGATAATGTTTCTTCGGTTACTTTTGTGCCAAGAGCCACTTTGCCAGCATTGATAGTAACTTCTGCCAATGTACCGCTCATCATAGGCTTAAGACCGCCTTCTGGAACCCATTCGGCTTCTTCTTCACCCGGATTGAACTCCGCATAAGTCAATGATCGTGTAGATATTGCTGCCACATTGGCAAATTTACGGATTACAGTCTGGGAACGTGGATCAACAGATAACTGACTATCAATTGTCATGTTATAATGTGGTGCCACACCCGTACTCTTCAAGGGATCAACCTCCTTCTTGTTTATAATAAGCGTAAGGCTTTTCTTAAAACCGGGGGACTGCTTACAAGCCGTTTTCAAGTCCACAGTTTTCTCTCCGTGCTTGCCTACTGTGATGAAATCCTTCAATTGCTCTTCAATCTGCTGGTCTACAGACTTGAACACCATTTGCCCGTCTTCATTCTTATGCATTGCACCTTTCATGCGAACGATTATCTCTTTCATCTCACCAAGTTCCTTACGCACTGTATCCAATTCCTTTTCGGAATCTATCTTTTGAGAAACCTCATTTAATTTATCCTCAAAAGTTTTTTTGTCGATAGTATCGTCCATGAAATCGCCTACAGTAGCGTTTATTGCGTCCTGCAACGCCTGTAATGACTTCACGGAAACCTCATCCATTACCGACAAATCAATTTTGCTTAAAAAGTCAAATTTCATGCTTCTTTAAGTTTTAAAGGTTTTGTAAATAGTTTTATTTTTTCATCGGCTCCCTCTTCATCAAGTGGCTTGTCTGCCGGCTTGTATCGAGCGAGTGACATCGCTTTTCTTACTAACATTTGGATTTCCTCCCTCTTTCTTATCGGAAGTCCTTTACATACATCACTTATTTCAACCGGAAGTGACTCCAACGCACTTTCATATTCTTCTGCCGATTTCAGACCAAGATATTCAGTTTCTCCGTTACATCCTATGGACACTACGGATATCTCATACAGAATGACTTCCTTTACAACCAAGCAATCACGTTCCCTGTCATATTCACATTTTTCCCATACATAACTATAACCTATAGAGAACTGGTTCAAAGTGCCACTTTCAAGCTGCTTCAACGCTTGATTTCCTCTTTCCACATCATCAATAGACGCTTCAAAGTAAAGCCCTTTCTCATCTTCTTGCAGAAGCGTAATGCGTCCTATAGGCTCATGCATGTCATGCATCCACAACATGATAATCTTATCATTAGCAGAACTTCCCGGGCCTCTCTCCTGTATGCTTTTTGAAAAACAACCTTTCAGGAGCATGTCACCGGACTTATCAATGTTATTGAAAACCGCAGCATAACCACTTATAGTTCTACTGCCAGAATCATATTGTATCTCCTTTGCATAAAAAGCTAAGGATTTATACTGCTTCCCCAACCTGTTCTTGTATTTGCTTGTCTCCATCATTATTTATTTCACTTTTAAATTCTCCCTTAGGGTTATCAGGATCAATATCTGTAAAATTGGACATTTCGGTTCTTGCTTCTTCAAAAGTAATCAGCCGATTGTTATACAATGAAGCTACAGCATTAGAGGCTGTAGACAAGGCATCCGCCAATTCTTTCATATCCTTTTGAAGGCAAGGGACATGAGTGAAGTCCATTTTGATTATTGCCCTGTCCTTACATATAGCATTAGTCAGAACCTCTGTTATAGATTCACTGTCAGGGATAATAAGATCCTGATATGCCGCTTTCTTTGCTTGAGAAGAGTTATCATAAGTACTTCCTTGTATAATCAGATTGGGGTCAAAGCCTATCGTCTGAGCTATCGCTTCCAAACACGCCTTATCCTCCTCATGAAGCTTCAATTGGTCTGTATTTGACCCCAATGTAATCCACCCTAGTTTCTTAGGAGTCACCATGATTTCATACAACTTATGCACTATACCATATTTCCTTTTGAAATCATCCTGCAATTTCTTGGATTCAGACGGAGTAATAGCTGCATTCCCTACGTCAGTCGTATCATTCCCGTATAGTATCCCTTTAGGTCCTCCATTAACAATAAGGTTTCCTCTCCCTATCAGTTGAGCCATATAGTTTCGAGTATGAGTAGATAATGCGTCCACAGGGGAGTGGAAGGTAATTCTCCCTCCATTATTACTTGGAATATCCATTATCGAATCGTATATGACAAAATACTCCTCATCACCAAGTTCTATATTCTCATTTCCCCAACGTATATATACCTTACTAGCAATTGAAGAAAGCTCTGTTTGAGTAAACGGGCCCTTACCGAATGATTCCATGTAGAATAATTCGGGAGGTATTACCATCATGGATTTAGGGAGATCAGACTTTAAAGCTCTTAGTGTATAGACAGGGCAAAATCCGAAACACTTCAAAGATATCTCAATCTGCTTTATAAAAGAACGCCCACTCTGTATCACATTCGGACGATTCAAAAGAGTCACAATGTCTTTAAAACTCCTCTTCTCGTTTCCGTTAATATCCGTCACATAATACCGCCCATTCTGCATCATTCTTCCGCAATGATCTAGAACCATTGCAAACGGCCAACATTCATGTAAGGCTCTTGATTTCCCTTCAACGGTCGACATGTCAAAATCTATATTCCCTCTATTGTCAGAAAACAGATTTTCCACCCATTTAGGAACATAAATAAAATTACCACCATCATCTTTACCATGATAAGTAGCATCACTATACATATCCTTATTCGACTTCTTTAAAGAAGGTATCTTAAACCAATGTTTCATTGTTCAACAATAAAGGCAACCGCCGTTATAATACAGCAATTGCCTCCACAGTGATCACGTTCTAAAAGTGGGTATGGTGTAACTTCACACCATGAAGGCTATTGCCTGCTACAAAGGAACAAATTAATTTATTTATTAACAAACAATTTAAATATTATTTTTGTTTAATCTAAATTAAAATAACAGATTATACAACATATATTTTATTAACCTTTTTCCCATGTGGATACAACCTGTTTGATATCTTTGCTATTGTCTTCTTGGGAAAATGGGATAGAGAGTAGGGCGTGGATTGAACGGCTGCTGTGCTTTTTGCTGGCGGTCGTTCTTTTTTTGTATTCTTATTTGCGAAAGAGAGAAGCAATATTTATCTTTGTGGAAGCGTGTGAAGATGCACGCCACATTGATTATGACGAAAGGACATACTACATATTTGATAAAGCCAAGAGCTTGTTGCGGATTAGTTTCCGTAGCAGGCTCTTTTTTGTTTTGTATGACCAAATAAAGAAGACATGCCTCTGTAATAAGAAGTATTGTCAATTCTTAATACAGATGATGAATTACTAAACGCATTTTTGCGTTTAGCTTTTGTATCAACGACTTACGAAGATTCAACAGGCAAAAGTAATTAAAAACGTTGATAATTAATGTGATGCAAAAGTGCAGGACATGTTTATTAAATATATAATAAGAAGTAATATGCTAGTTGTAGAAAAAGTTTCGTCTGCTCTTGAAATGAGTGGAATTATGGTTTACGAACACCCACTATTTGGCAAAGTTCGTATGTATGTTGAAAATGGTAAAAGTTGGTTTTGCGGAATGGATATTGCCACTTCTCTACAGTATTCAAATCCATCAAAAGCAATTATAGATCACTGTAAACCAGCCTCCATAACGATTCGGGAAGTAGGGGTGCAAACTGGATTAAAAGCAGATGGCACGCCAGCTATACAAATGAAATCAATGAAGTTTATCAGCGAAGGCAACATCTATCGCTTGATAACCAAAAGTCAGATGCCGAAAGCTGACGAGTTTGAGAGTTGGATATTTGATGAGATTGTTCCTTCGGTGGTAAATACAGGTAGTTACTCGCTTCACTCTCAGTATAACGTCCCTCAATCTTTTGGAGAGGCCCTTATGCTAGCTGCCCAACAGCAAATGAAGATTGAGGAGCAACAGAAACAAATAGAACAGAAGACCGAGCAACTTGATGAATCCAAAGAATGGTACAGTATCAAGCGTTGGGCAAAGGAGCATAATATGAACTGGCGTTCCATCAACTGGCGAAGAATGAAAGCATTATCTTATGGATTGGGCTACGAGATCAAGAAGATATTTGATGCCAACTATGGACAGGTGAATATCTATCATATTAATGTGTTCAAAACTTACTTTAAATGAAAGACGTAATTTACAATTTTATCAACGAGCACATGATGATACATATTGTGCTTATAGCCTTGTGTATTGCGGCTACAATGGGGGCGATGTTAGTGGACCTTATTACGGGAGTTATGAAAGCCAAACAACGGGGAGAGGCAAGAACATCCACGGGGTATAAGAAAACAGCCGTCAAAGCGAAGAAGTATTTCACCCCGTTCATAGAATTGTGCTTCATTGACCTGTTATGCTGCGTAGTTATCCCCTTCCCTATTTTTTCAATGATTTGGACGGGTTACTGCATTTTCTGTGAGTTTAAATCAGTCCGTGAAAAATCATGGGAAAAAGCGGAGTTGCGCAAGGCTGAGAAGACAATGAGTGTGATTATCGAGAACAAGGATGATATTGCCAAGATCATGGCTCAGATACTATTTGACAACGAAAATAAAAAGGAGGATAAAAAATGAAGTATTTTACAATTGCGGAACTCTGCAAGTCAACGACTGCTGACCGCTTGGGTATCAACAACAGATGCAGACAGGAGCATGTGACTGCTCTAACTGCCTTGGTGGATAACGTACTGGACCCGTTACGCACATGGTGGGGAAAGCCTATAACAATAAACAGTGGCTATCGCTGTCCGGAACTTAATGCAGCTGTCAAGGGAAGCAAGACCTCGCAGCACATGAAAGGGGAAGCTGCTGATATTGATACTGGAGACCGTCAGCAAAACAAGTTGTTGTTTGAATATATCCGCAAGAACCTGCCCTATGATCAATTGATTAACGAAAGCAATTTTGCATGGGTGCACGTCAGTTATCGAGCTGACGGTGCCAATAGAAAACAAGTGTTAAGTTTATGAAACAAAAGATCTATATATGGATTGCGGTAGCGATAGCATTGCTATTGCTGTTTGGATCATGCCGGAGCATAAGGTATGTCCCGGTGGAGACAATAAGGACTGACAGTATTTATCTTACCGTGCATGAACGTGATTCCATTCACATTAAGGATTCTGTCTATGTAAAAGAGAAAGGCGATTCAGTATTAGTTGACAAGTGGCATATAGTCTACCGTGACAGGACAATTCGCGATACAGTCTATATAGAAAAGGAGAAAGAGGTAGAAATTCCCTATCCTGTGGAGAAGGAATTAACATGGTGGCAGAAGACAAAATTAGAACTAGGAGAGTTATCTATAGGTGTTATATTAGTATTGTTAATCGTAGTCATTTGGTTGATAAAGAAGAAGGGAGGTGCAAGATGAGATAGCAACATCAAGTATTATCCGCCACAGGTAGAAGTGTGGCATAGAAAAAACTCATATAATAAAAGTGATCCTTTTGCGGCTTAGGAAAAAAGAAAGCCGCTCTCCTTCCATCACATCTCACCTTGATAGGGAGTACAATACCAACAGGAATTGTTAGCGACTTTCTAAGCTAATAACAATTTCTATTGGTATTTGTTCTTTAAAACCTTAATTTTTTTCAAGATGAGAATTAAAGACTTGTATTGCACTGTGCTTAGTATTGTATGCAGAGTGACTGACTTAGAAGAAAATGAAATATTTTGCTCTAACAAAGAGGAATGTGTGGACGCACGATCATTGTTGATAAAAACATTGATAGATAACGGTATAACAGAAAAAGAAATTGTACGTCTTACAGGATTGTCACAACAGCGTGTGAATAGCTTGAAAAATAATTTTAAATATCGTATTGGTAAATGGAGCATTACAAATGATTTACAAAGAATAAACAAGTACTTAACAAATAATTAATTGAATAACAGAAGTTTAATTCTGTACTTTGTGAACGGTCGATTTTGACCGGGATACAAAATACAAATACTTATGGAACGAACTTATGTTTTTAACCAAGACGGTGGAACCGGCGCAAACAATGGTCTGCTTGCGTCCATTCTTCCGTCCTTGCAGAGCCGTGGAATTGACACAGGCTATCTGATGGGGCTGATGGGAGGAAATGGAAACGGCGGCTTTTTCGGAAACAATGGAGGTTTTCAGGACATCATTGCATTGATTGTGATTGCAGCCATCTTCGGTAACGGAAACTTTGGATTCGGTGGCAACAACAATAAGGGTGCCGATGAAGGAAGAGAAATGATCATGCAGACACTTAACCGGAACGGTGTGGACATTGCATCATTAGCCCAAGCTGTTAACACCTCTTCAGACCAAATCCTTGCCGGTATTAACTCTGTATCACAGGCAATCTGCGGTCTCGGTAACCAAATGGGTCAGAACACCAACAGTATCCTGACTGCGATTATGCAAGGGAACAACGCTCTGACATCTCAGATCTGTAGCTGTTGCTGCGATATGAAACAGCTTGTAACCACACAAGGATACGAGAGTCAGCTTGCAATGTGCAACCAAACTAACGCATTAATCAACACTGCTAACCAAAACACATTGTCATTGCGTGACGGTGCTACTGCCAACACGAATGCTATCCTTGCTAAACTTGATGCAATCCAAAATCAGGCATTGCAGGACAAGATCGCATCTCTTACTGCGGAAAAGGCTACTTTAACAGCCGAAATATCCCAGCGTAATCAGAACGCCACTATCCTGAGTGCAGTAGGACAACAGATTGCTCCTTTGGCAGCCGGATTGCAGGCATTACAAGGAGACGTAGATAAAATCAAATGCAAGCTCCCCAATACTGTGAGTGTTCAATACCCCAATTTAACCGCTATTAATACAGATTGTTTCCGTGCAGCCGCCTACGGTGCATATATGGGTGACGCTGTATACGGACGTAGTGGATGTGGTTGCAACAACTACTGGGGTTAATCCGGTAAGAAAGGAGGTAGATATGTGGCCTAACTTTTTTACAGGATTCCCATCCCTATTCCCATCAATCGGAAGAGCAAACTTCAATACTCTTCCTACGGTGGCTGTGACAGTCGGTACGGAGAATGTTACTCTTGAACTCCCTAACCATGCGTTCCGTAACAGGGATTATGTTGGGGGATTCTATATCAGTCTCCGACAAGCTATACCTGCCGGTACGACTGCTACACTTCCGATATTGATAGGAACTAATGGGGACACAAGACCGTTGATGGCTTATAACAATGAGCCTGTGACTGTTGCAAACTTGGCTGGAACCGGCATCTATGAGATTCATTATAACAAGTACACCAACGAATTGTATCTTGTTAATGGAGGGTACAGACCGACAACGGCTCCGGCTCCTACAGTAGAAACCGCTTCTTTACGGAGCAAGTAATAATTAACATGGAGTTTTGTGGTGGTTCCCAAAATGGGAATAACCACACTCCTTAAAATTAAACAATCATGTTTCAATCACTTCGTACCAATAACCAATTGTATATACTTCATAAGGATGCTAACCCGTTTATCGAATACGGTCCGGTGGTCAGCGTTTCCGCTCCCAAGCCGAAATATCCTATGGCATCCCATATGGGACAGTTGCCCCAAATGGAAATGGTTGTGGATGTTGTTGTCTGCATCAACGGGCAGAACACGACATTCCAAAATCTTCCTGCCGGCATGGATATAGCCGACTTCGGACAGAACGGGAATATCGTAGTGTCATGCTCGCGTGATGCTATGAATAACGAGGTCGCTTCTATGAAACAGAAAAGCATAGACATCATCAACAGCATGGACTTCCACAATTCCGTCATTGCAGGGTGTGACAAGATGCTTACGCTCTTGAACCCTGAATTTGCCGAGAAACAACGTCAGGAGCAGGAAATATCCTCTCTGAAAGGGCAAATGGCGGAAATGAGCAAGAATATGTCTGACCTTATGGATTTGAACAAACGGCTCATGGAACAGCTCGGAGTGGTTGAAACATCCAAAACAAAGAAATGATTATGGGAATGTGGGAAATATTAGAAGAAGGGCGTGACGATTACGGACGCGGCTTCGGTATGAGAGGTGACGAGGTGGAGGAAGCCTATAAGGAAGGCTGCCGCAAAGGTTACGAAAAAGCCATGAGAGAAATGCGCGGAGAAATGGGTTTCCGTGATGGCGGAAGAAGTTATTCAGGTGGTGGAAGCTCATCCGGCATGGATGAACGCAGATACCCCGGATACTTTCCTGAATATCCGCGTATGGATGACATGGGCGAACGCAGACGCAGACGCGCTAACGGTGAGTTTTATTAATGGTGGAGGGGTGAAATGCCCCTCTTTTTAAATAAAGGTTATGGAACAGAGATTGGATACATACAGCAGATTTCCATCGGGCATGAGGGAATATCTGGAAGCATACGGCTTTCATTTCAGCAAGAAACTTTATGAATGGGCCGTTTCAAAAATGAAGGTGAAAGACGAAGCCACGGGCAAAGAGAAAAAGCTGGAGCCGTGGAGCAAAGATGAAGTGGACGATATGCTGAAAGCGAACGGAATTACCATTGAGCACGACAAGGGTTATGACGTTGCTTATGTCGCAAACATGCTGAAAGCGGATTTCTATAAAAAATCATTGGTTGACGAGGCTCACTTATGCAAGCATATAAAATGCTACCTTGATGATATTGATGGCGATCCTTGCAGGGCGTTTGACGAGTTCTTTGCCACCTGTATAGGTAAAGGGATTCCTGTAATCTGGTCGGATGTGATATGATTATTCAGGAGTTCTACATACCGAAATATGGAGACTGGCACGTCAAAGTGTATTATGCGGTACACACCTATTGGGCGGATCGGATCATTATGGACCTGTACCGTATAGGATGCAGGGGGGATTCCCTCAAGCGTGCGTATCGCAATCTGACCGAAGGCAGAATGAATACCGGTCTAACCTATTCGGACTACAGGAGAAGAGAGACAGTAATGGTTATCTCACTAACCTCTACCCCCGAAGAGTTTCAAAATTCGTGGGACCACGAAAAAGGTCATTTGTGCCGGCATATCTCCAAGGCTTTCGGGATTGATCCTTATGGAGAGGAAGCGCAATATCTCAGTGGATATGTCGGTCAAAAGATGTTTCCTGTAGCCAAAAAGTTCTTATGTGAACATTGCAGAAAAGGACTGGAAAAATAATAATCGAACAGAAGCGTTCTTTGACTTGTTGGAATTACCGCTAAATTAAAAGTGTTAATAGCTATCTTTGATATTGTCATATTGATATAATTACCTATATTTGCACCATATAGGAGTGCTGGTATGTACAACAGCATCACCTTTCACTATAATAAGGAATTTACAGGGACATCGTAATTAGAGAGCCTTCTGTAAATATTGGTATTATTTTCTTGTACTATGAATAAAGTAATTAATATTCCAAATGCGGATAGAGATGAACGAATAGGTAGTGTTTTCAATCATTTATTTTCTGTCATTTTTGCGAATGAACAAATAAGGGATAATGATGTTCCTGTTTGGGATTTTTCAAATACCTCTTTTTTTCATCCATTCTTTTTGTTCCCATTTGCCATATATAAAAGCAAATGTAAGAACGTACAGTGTAAAAATGTGGTTGGATATATGAGAAACTATTTAGAATGTGTTAAGTTCTTTGATATGCTGACAATAAAAGATGACATGGACCTAAATAGTGCGTTGAAAGAATATTTAGGGAAAAGTTATATCCCTATATGTCGCTTTAGTCGATTGAATAAGAATATAGATTCAATGCAGACCATTATTCAAGGAGTTATTGAAAAACAGAAAAATTTAGATTTAAAACTTAAAACTCCACTTTCGTATTTGATTAGTGAATTAATTTGCAATATAAATCAACATTCTGATAGTGATTATGGTTATATATATACGCAATATCTGAAACGTGAGAATTGTTTGGATATATGCATAGCTGATGATGGAATAACAATTTATGGAAGTTATGTCAAGTCACAAAAGATGCTTGATAAGATAGGTGACAATGAAGCTGAAGCATTGAAATATGCAAATGAAGGATATTCGACTAAAGACCTTCCTGATGCTGAAAGTAGAGGGTTTGGTATATCATCTACTAAAAGTATGATTGTGGAAGGTCTTGGAGGGGCATTCTTTATGTTGTCAGGAGGGGCATTCCATAGGCATGATGCATCTGGCGGAAGTGATTATGTAAAATTGCCTGAAACTATTAATTGGAATGGTACGATTATACTTATGAGAATACCATTGACAGTTAGTGAAGAATTTGATTATACGAAGTATATAAAATAGGAGGTATTATGAAAGAAATAATTAAGCTTCATGATCTACTAGGATCTGAAATACGCTCACGTTCTAATGCTGAAATTTTACGAGAAAAAATAGCAGAGCATAGTGGTTCTATAATTGATTTAAGCGATGTTTCTTTTATTTCGAGATCATTCGCTGATGAGCTATGTATTTTAGTTGAGAAACATATTATTCAATTACGCAATGCCAGTGGTGTTGTGCAGAATATGCTATCTGTTGTTTCTGAAAGTAGGAAGAAAAAAAGAGTTAGAAAGACTGATGATACCAAAATAAAAGAATTTGATGATATGGAAAGTTTGACATCTTTTCTGGCTACAATTTGATAAGAGTGTATTCTAGGCATATCAATTGAAAATAAATCAAAGCGGTAATTCCCAACGGTTTTACCGCTTTTTTTATGTTTATATATGGAAGAAGATAAGTTGAGCATATTGCTTGAACAGGCTGATGATGTGCCTCACTGGTATTTTTGTCGTTTACTTGCTGTGATGCGATGGAACGTATAGAGAGGTGGATATACAGGCTGATACCTCTTGTCGTGTTGGCAAGGGTGATATCGTTGTGCCTATGAACTAAAAGCGATAACTCATAAGCACAACAGATGGATTTATATAATACTGTTTAATTTTTCCGCATGTTTTTCTACTGAACTATTTAGAATTTTTGCATAAACTTGTGTGACTGAAACCTTTGTGTGCCCTAGCATCTTAGACAACGTTTCGATAGGTACGTCATTTGCTAAAACAACAGTGGTAGCGAATGTATGCCGGGCTATGTGACTGGTTAAGGGCTTTTTTAAACCAATAAGTTCAGCTATGATTTTAAGGCTTCTGTTAAATGACTGTACAGTAGGGACTGTAAATTTATAATCGTATTTTTTTAATATTTCCATTGCTGGAGTAAGTATAGGTGTGTAAAATTTGGTTCCGGTCTTGATACGTTCTCCGTCTATATATGCAACTCCGTTATGTTCTACAGTACATCTGTCATAATCAAACATGTATAAGTCAACCCATGATAAGCCGGTATAGCATTGAAATATAAACTGATCACGTACTTTTTGTAATTGTCGATCATTCAACTCTATATTGCGGATAGATTGCAGTTCGTCCATTGTGAGAGGCTGTCTTGTTTTATATCTACCATGTTTATCTTTGAATACCCTGTAAGGTGTGTCCTCGATAAGTCCAAGCCGAAGCGCTTCATTAATATAAGGTTTTATTCTCTTATGGTATCCATGTATTGTTGTCTGTCCTCTTGTTGGATCTTCTCTTCTTATAAACCTGTCAAATAAAGCTATATTTTCAGGAGTGATATCGTCAAATGTTTTAATTACTCCGGAGCGTTTTAGAGCTTCCAGTGCTATAAGGTGCGCTCGTTTGGTTGACCATTTAAGATCCCTTCTTTGTAACTCGTCATAAGCGAAATCTAAAAATGACGATTTAGACTTTACGTGTTTTTCGTTATAAAAAATATTAAAGTTTTTTAGATTGATGTCTTTTCCTTCTTTTCTGATATTTTTGATAATGTCCTCAAATTTTTTAATATGCTTTGTTATTGCCCTATTTAATTCTTTAAATTTGGCATGTCGTACAACGAATTCTCCATCCCATTGGTTTGAATACAGTTCAATGTCTGTTGAGATCCATTTTCTTTCTGTACGCGAGAATTGAATTTCAATTTCAACCTTAGCTGATTTCTCCGGTGTTGCTTTCTTTTTTCTGTCGAATACCGGCTTGATTTTCCATGTTTCCATACTGTTTCTTTTTTAATTTATAATTTGTTAATTACGGTAAATGTGATACCAAGTGTGATACCAGCTGTGATACCAGAAACAAATTGGTATCACACTTGGTTCAACAATGTAACGATAAGTAACGCAGAGTAACGGTGGTAGCCATTAAAAAGGTTACTTAAACATGTTGGAAATCAGTCGATTAGGTTTGTAAGATGTTGATTTATAGTCTATTGGCGTAAAATAAAAAAAAGGGGGCATTTTGACCCCCTTGAGCCGAAACCGGGAATCTAACAAATTATTTATAATCAACCGATTAAGCGTTATTTTTTACTATTGGTATCACACGGTAAAAATATTCAACTCGTTTCTGAGCCCTATAGAGGGCTTTTTTTATGTTTTTGTGATACCGACAAATTCCGTTTTTAAGTTAAAAAATCCACCTATTTTTAACAAGATTGTATAACGTATCATATTACATTTCCATAATATCTATTTTTTATTAAGACTAATCGTCTTATGTATATTATTCTTTTCTGGCTCTATTTTATTGCATGTAATTAGATTTAACTCAACCCCGAAAAGAAGTCTTTCTAATCTATCATGTTGGTTGTTCATCTTAATGGCAATGTCTTCTAATTTGTGTATTATATCATTGTTCATGTCTAAGGTTTTTAATCTCCTTAAAAAACATGATAAGATGTTCATTTGTTTAGCTTACATTTGGTTTTTGTAACTGTTCTTTCAAATCGGTGTTTTCATTTTTAAGCACTTCGATAACATTTAGTAAATCATCCATACGTGTTTGGTATGTTTCTATTACTTTTATAAGGACTTCGATGGTCCTTTTGCTGTCTATTTGTTCTCCATGTAAATCTATGTTAATATTTTTTGTTTCAATTTGGTACGGTGCGGATGTTTTATTAGTTTTTGATTCTGAATCGGATGATGCTGGCTCAGATTTAAGCATCTCACCCTCTCCTGTAAGAATATAATTTGCATTAACATTGTATTTATTACAAAATTCGTATAAAACATTCATTGAAACCCCAACTCTGCCACATCTAATTTTAGACATTGTCCCTTTAGACAATGATTCCAAATTGTTCCATACTTGATAGTCACTGATTTTTAGAGAATCTATAACTTCTAAGAATCTACTTGTATAAACGTTAAAAGCATCCATATTATATAGATATTATTAGGTAGTATCATTAAAGGATACTATATTTGCGTTGTAACACTGCAACTGTTACGTGCAAATGTTTAAACTTACCTGACATGGTGTTTAATATATCAAAAGAGGATTCGCGTTGGTTGCAGTAACGTGGGTTCTCTTTTTTAATTTTATATTTATGAATAAAGAGTTCAATTCAGATCTTTTGCAAAACATTTCCAAACTAAGCGATGGGAATGTAATAAAGTTCCTTTTAGGTGCTTCTGAGCAAGGTAAATTTCCTCCCGAAATCTCCGACTGTATTACTAAAGTCGTGGACTACATGAATGAAAACGAGGTTCGTGTAGATCCGGGCTTCCGTTACAGCTTGAATATATCTTTATTCCGTAAGGATAAGTATTGGATAAGGACTATCACAGACAGGGTAACAGGCGAGATATTATATGAAACCAAAACCCGTCAATGCTTTCCGGATAACCGTACTATCTATACGGAGTTGGAGTATGGCTTATTCGGGAGTAGTATCTATCATCCCAATTATACTATTCAGCGAAACAAACAATGATGCGATTGTTTGTGCAAACTCAATACATTTGTTAGCCTCTTCGGGGAAATCACTTTCTAGTTTTTTCCCCATTAGTTCAAGTTCCAAGCTCATTTTTTGAATATTAGCTTTCTTTATTTCATACGCGGCTTTGAATCCTCCGAATTGGGCTATTTCATATAGCTTGCAAGTAGGATATATATCACTACAATCCCAATATTGAGAAATATTTTCTTTTATTATGTATCCTTTTTCAAAGAAGTCCATAATCACCATTTCAAATTGTTTCCCATTAATTTTTAAATTGGGAACATCATTAGGAGTAAAACAGAATGTTTTTCTTTCATGAGCCGCCATATCAAGGATCGCTTTCATTATTTTATCCTTTTCCTTAGGAGTTATAGCCCCACAAAAGTTGCGTTCGTTTGAATGTTGAATGTCAATCATATTACCTCATTTTTTTATTGCGTAATCTTATCTTTCTTATATTCAGTATTTTATATATCGCGTTATTTAGAATAATGTATAAATAGCAAATAGTATCATAAAAAGATACTTTAATCTTTTGTAGTATCATTAATGGATACTATCTTTGCAATGTGAAAACGAACTGAATACAGTTTTATTTCGCAACGGCAATAATTAATATACAAATATATGAATAAAATAGGAAGAACCAAAGAAATCCCACGGATAATCGTTCCACAAGGTGCACAGAAACACATCGCATCTCATTTCGGGGTTAGCGGTGAAACAGTACGCAGAGCATTAAAGTACATTATCAACACTGAACTTGCAGTAAGAATAAGGGAAGAGGCGATAAAGAATTATGGTGGTGCAGAATCCATTATCAGAGTGAAAATATAAATATTCAAGGGTTATGATGACAAGAACAGAAATGAATATGCTCACGGAAAGATTTGCAGAAGTGACGGGAAAACAGAATGATTCTGTAATGAATTCTGCTAGATGCGCAGAATATCTAGGAATATCTCAAGGAGCTTTAAGAAAACGCGTTCATGATGGTACTATCCCATATACTAAAAAGGGTAAACTGTTGTATTTCTCTAAACAAGATGTAAATAAATACTTATTAGATAAATAAAAAATGAGCAAAGCAACCGATTTTATAAATAATAAATGCTACCAGCTTGGTAATCCGGTAGAACCGTTGATTTTTAAAGCTGACGCACTGGAGGCTGTTAATATCGCATCCAAGGAAATAGAGGAACGAGCTGTGAAAGTGTACCGACAGTTATGTCCTTGTTATCAAAATGGGAAATGCAAGCATTATCCCCACAACCAAAAACAAGGTAGCCAAATATGTGATATCGAATGTGATCGTATAAGTCATCTAAAGAAACAATTGGCTTGTATCTCAACAGATAAATAAATTTCTTCCCTCCCGTAAGATTCGGGGTAACAACCGGTTTAAGCCGTTGAGGGGAGCTTCTTAAAGTTCTTTCACATCATTGTAAATGCTTATATGGTGTAACTCATAAGCCGTATAATGCAGACAAACGGACTGATTATAGGAGTCAATACCAGCAGGGATGCCGTGACGTATTGAGGGTCTATAATAATTGATTGAACATACTTTCGGTGCACCGATTTGTCCTTAGTGCATTAAGTAAACTTGGTTGGGCACAAGTACCGCCGGAAGGTCTAATATATCCCCTCCCGTAAGATTCGGGGTAACAACCGGTTTAAGCCGTTGAGGGGAACAAACTCATAATTAAAATGACATGAACGAACTAAAACAATTCAAGGATTTGGTTTTTAAACAACATGAAATGACTAAAAATGCATTTCTCTTACCTTCTTCCATCCGTGAGGAATATATGAACGCAAAGCATGCTAAAATGCAGTTTGAGAACGGATATGGAATAAGTGTATTAAAAGGCACTTTGTTCTACTCCAATGGTATTGATACTTATGAGGTTGCAGTTCTTGATAATAATGGAATTTGCTATAACACTTCAATAACAAATGATGTAATCGGCTATGTAGATGCGAATGAAGTATCTAACATTATGAAGCAAATACAAGAGCTTCCACCAGTGGTTCAGTAAACTTCCCCCAAAATAATATAATGAAAACAGCTAATTTTATCCTGTCTATATTTGCCACACTATGTTCCTTAGGAATGATTTATGGTGCGATAGTTACGGAAAGCCCTATAAAATCCGTATCGGTGATTATATTTTCTATTATCTCATTATTTTGTGTGAGATTGGTGGTAATGACATATAAGGAGTTAAAGAAATATGAATGATTTTTTCACCTAGTTTTTTTGTTATTTTCATAAAGTTAATGTTGTCTGTCCGTGCCGGTATGTGAATATAGGTACGGAATTTCACCGTCCATGGTTGGTACTGTCTAAGGAAATAAACATAAATAATTATCTGTTCTAATCTCTACTTTCATTTAACGGATAGTATGGCGGTTCGATTCCGCTGACGGTGGCTGTAAGTTATCAAAGTTATAGATTAAGTCGTTTAGGTTTTGCTCCTGTAGTCTGTGAAGATAACAGGAGCTTTTTAATTGGAAACAAGTTAAATTATGGATATAAATATAATAAAGGAGAAAGCCAGAGAGTATGCAAATGGTATACATGGGATTACGCACAAAAGAACAGCATCGGTGGATTTTGAGAAAGGTGCTCAATTTGTTTTGGAATCCATGAAATGGAGGAATGCAGAAAAAGATCCTCCACCATTGGACACAAGAGTGCTTGTAAAGAGTTCCGGGAAATTTGTGAATACCGGGATGTTGGTATTCGATAGTGAGCATAAGAAGAACATTTGGATATGTGGAAATACTAACCGGGCATGGGACATTGATTTTTGGAAACCATTGCCACAATAATATAAATATCATGGAAAAGAGATATCAAATAACAAGTTACCAGCTTGTGTATGCCAGCGGTGGCAGGGATACTGTAAAATTGTTCATGCCTGTTATGGTGGATGATTTGGAGAAATACCGTAACAGTATCCGTGCGACACATGACTGCATTGGTGTAAATCTTACTTATACCGAACTGCCATGAACCCATATATAGTTCAAGGCGTAACGCTTGTGTTTTATGACGGAGAACGTGAGGAACTGTCTGTCTTGGATAGTAAGATTACTGACAGACCTCCCAAACTTCTTAAAGAGCAAATTCTTGACGGATTTTCCAAGATGGAGAATCCTCCGGTTAAAGTTGAACTTAAAGTAAAATGGTTATGAAGAAAGGTGATAAAGTACGTGAGATAGGTGATACGCTGACAGGTACGATTGTTTATATCGCTAACGGATATGCTGATGTCAAATATCCTAATATGAAAGGTGTATGCTCATTGCCGATCCAATTTCTTGAAAAGGTATGAGAACTATAAGCCAGATAAGCGATGAATTGGAAAAGCTTTATTCAGAGCTTGATATAGTCCAGTCAATGAGTGAGGAATCGGTAAGGCTCACATTCAACGCTGACTGTAAAGGTAAATATATATCCTTGCTTAATGAAGAAATCGATTCTCTTGAAAACGAGCTTGAAGAAGTGGAAAGATATCATGGCAGGAAGCGGAACTTTGTAAGGACTGCGGACCTGCCTTTTTTGTGTTGGTAAATAATAATTTTATAATGAGTGAACAGTTAATATACAGTAAGATAGCCAATATCCTCAAAGAGACAAAGGCTATCACCAAATCGGAGAAGAACCAGCAACAGGGATTCAAATTCCGTGGGATTGACAACGTTATGAACGAACTTCATGAATTATTCTCAAAAAATGAGGTGTTCATACTACAGGAAGTGCAGAACTTCACAACGGAGAACAGGATAACGAAATCCGGCGGTACGAACACATTTACAAGGGCTACGATAAAGTTTAGGTATATGACCACTGATGGCAGCTTTGTGGAAACTGTAAATGTGGGTGAAGCAATGGACGCAGGCGATAAAGGAATGAATAAAGCAATGAGCATAGCGTTGAAATATTCTTTGCTTCAATTGTTCCTGATTCCTACAGAAGAGCAAAAGGACCCTGATAGTACGACACCTGAAGAAACGGATTTCCTTGCGATGGCATTGCAGGAAGTAAGATCAAGCCTGTCAATCGAGACATTACAGGTAGTATGGGGAAATTATAAGGAATTACAGAGTGACAAACGTTTTGTTGAAGCGGTGACAAGAAGGAAAGGAGAACTGAAATGAAACTAATCAAATCACAAGTCGTTTTCAATCCCGATGAACATACTTATATGCTAGGGGATAAGGGACTAAGTGGTATTACTTCCGTGATAGGCAGACAGCTTTTCCCCGATAAATACCGTGATGTTCCCGAAGACGTGTTAAGGAAAGCGGCTGAAAGAGGTACTATGATCCATAGTATCTGCGAACTTGTCGATGATATGGGGATAACTCATGACAGCGATGAAGCACAAGGATACAAGGAACTGAAAGATGATTGGGGATTGAGGTACGAATGTTCCGAATATCTTGTATCTGACAATGAGCACTATGCAAGCTGTATCGACAAGGTTTATCGCGAAAATGAAACTGATTTTACTTTGGGCGATATAAAGACCACTTACGTGCTTGACAAGGAATCCGTAAGATGGCAGTTGAGTATATATGCATACTTTTTTGAGTTGCAGAATCCGGGATGCAATGCGGTAAGGCTTATAGGTATATGGTTGAGAGGTAAAAACCATGAGATAGTAGAAGTCGAGAGAATACCATCAGAAGTTGTAATGAATCTGTTGAAATGTGATTCGGAAGGCAGACAGTTTGTGAATCCCTATTCCATATCCCCTGTTACTCTTCCCGACGAGTACCGAAAGATGGAGAGGACAATACAGGAAATTGTGTCACAGGCAAAATACTGGTCCGATAAAAAGAAAGAAATAACTGATGGCGTAATGATGGCTATGGTAGAAGCTGGTGAATATAGTTGGAAAGGTGATATCATATCATTTACTCGCAAAAAGGACACTATCAGAAAGGATTTCGACAAGAAGGCGTTTGAGAAAGATTATCCTGATTTGTATAAGAAATATTTAAAAGAGATTCCAGTAGTTGGAAGTGTAACATTAAAAACAATATAATTATGGCAATTTTAAGTGGTTCTATCTGTCTCTCTGATATACCTCGTGAGCAGATGAAGAAAATTAAGTGTAAAGATGGAGTTGAAAGAATCTATGTGAATGTGGCTGTTATCGAGCGCAGAGAGAAATCCCAGTTTGGGCATACGCATTTCATCACTTGTTCCCCTAAAAAGGAGGAACGGGTAGAAGGAAGGAACTATATCTGCGGGGACCTCAAAGAGTTTATACCTCAGAATACATCACCCACCCCAGAGGATATAAATAATGCTCCTAGCGTGTCGGATAATGATCTAGATTTGCCCTTCTGATGAAGTACGATGGCTCTAATCCTCTCCACGTCCAGCAGGCAAGAGCGAAGCTGGAGAAGTTGATAAAGGAACAGAAGGTGTTTGAATTGACGGAAAAGAAACCGCAAAGATCTTTAAATCAGAACAAATACCTTCATGTCTGCCTTGCTTATTTCGGTTGCCAAATCGGTGAAACGATGGAATATGTAAAGCGGAACTATTACAAGATTCTCTGCAACAAAGACACTTTCGTCCGTGAGAGAGAAGACAAGTTTTTGGGTCGGATAAAGTATCTACGAAGTTCTTCTGATCTTGACAGCGCGGAGATGAGCCTAACTATTGAGCGGTTTCGGAATTTTTCGAGTGCCCAATGTGGCATATATATCCCATCTCCAGACGAAGAACGTTTGATTCAGTTGATAGAGATAGAGGTCGAACAAAACAAATTTCATATCTGAAACAATGATTATACGAATTAGTGCCTTTATCATTATGGCAATATCTTTCTTGATATTGTTTTATAAGAATGACAGTGATAATTATATGGCTATCCTGTTACAAATAATAGTATGGCTGATGTTGATATATGCTGAACTTTGCGATATAGAATCGCTCCTTTAGGTTATTATCATGAAACTTACTTTGACAAAACAAGAAGTGCTTCTCATCCAGTTACTTCTTCATATTTATAAAAACGAGTTGCCCGATGACGGAACAGAGAAGCATGGACGTTTTGTCGGGAAGCTGTACAAGAAAATCAAAAGACAAATTATTAATCAATTAAAGCAATAAAATTATGGAATCGAATATTTCGCGCGATCATATTGCGCTTGAAGCAATGAAGTGCATGATGATGACAGCAAAACGCAGGAGAACTTTATGGAACAGGATTGTCACATTGTTTTTCCCGTCCAAAGAAGTTAGTGTTACAAACTACTACTATAAAGGACAGGCTAAATCAGCTTACCAAATAGCTGATGCAATGATTAAGGAACGTAACAAGACAAAGGAGGAATGATATGTATTACGAGGTAAAGTTAAAGGTGATGAAACCTAACAAGGACGGTCTTGAAAAAGAAGTAAAAGAACACTTCATTACAGACTGCTCACTTTTTGCAGAAGCGGAAGCCAAAGGGCTTGAACAGTACGCATCCGATAATATGGAATCTGATGTCTTCTCCATTTCACGTTCAAACATCATTGAGATAATCAACGAAAAGACAGAAGACAAGCCATTCTTCAAGGCTACCATTGTAGATACTCAGATTGATGAGAACGGCAATGAGAAAGAATTGAAATACTATAATTTGGTTTGCGCAAAGGATTTAAAGGAGGCAAACACTTTGATGGAACAACACCTTTCACAAGGTTTGTCTGATATGAGATTGGATGCGATTGTTAAAACCAAAATAATTGATTTGATTTAGTTATGGAAGAGTTTATTTCAGATTGGTTCATTCCGATGGATTTCGGTAATGATATGCCGGACGAAGAGTCGGATGGTGAGGATAATTTCAATTTTGATTGAATAATGTTAGGCGGTATGTGGTATAATGTGAGAATGGCTGTCACACCCTATATGGTTTCCCTAGATGCAGGTTCGATTCCTGTTACCGCTTCATAAATGTGAGCCACACATAAATGGCATGGGTTAATAAATAATGGTTGTGCCCCGGAGAATGCGCTTCGGGGCTTTTAATTAAAAAGATAGAATGAGACATTTAGAAGATCAGCTTCAAAAGTCTATTATTCAATATTGGGATTTTAAATACCCTAAATGGACGAAAAGGCTCCATCATTCTCCCAATGGAGGAAAGCGTAATGCTATTGAAGCTTCCAAGTTCAAGCAGATGGGTGTTCGTGCTGGCTTCCCTGATTTGATACTGCTTATACCAAATAGATTCTATCCCTTTTGTGGTATTGAATTAAAAGCAAAGACAGGCAGACAGTCAGAGAATCAGAAAGCCTATCAAAAGGAATTTGAGAGTATTGGGGCAAAATATGTTGTTGTCCGATCATTGGACGAGTTTATTAAAGTGGTGGATAATTATTTGAAAGATATATGACTTATATAGAACTGATTAATTGGTTTTGGTCTCTTGACGAAGACTGGGAATTTACCTGCTGTGAAACGAGGCTTTATTTTTACTTGCTAAAAACAGCGAATCGTTTAGGCTGGGTGGATAGCTGGACGCGTAGTGATACAAAGGTATCATCTGACGTGGGAGTGTCGGTCAACTCAATGAAATCAGCACGTAACAGATTAGTTCAGGCGGGTCTTATCACATTCAAATCAGGCGGAAAAGGACAACGGGATAAAACAAGGTATCAGATTAGCTATCAAAATTTGACACCTAAAGTTGAACCTAAAGTAGTACCTAACCTTATACCTAACCATGAACCTAAAGTAGTACCTAAGCCCTTACAGTATAATGTACGCGCATTAGACAAAGATAAAGACAAAGATAATTATCTCTCTCCCCCGCGCGCGTATGAAGAAATTCCGACTGGGATTTTTGAAAGAGGGTTGGATGAGTGCTATGAAGAATTGAAGTCGAATAGTTCATGGATGGAAGCTGTCTGCATGAATACTCGTTTATGTGGATATAAGGATTTCGCGCCTCCTGATTTTTATGATTATTTGGAGAAGTTCTTTATGAAGCTCCAAAACGAGGGAGAAACTGTTAAATCACCCCAAGATGCAAAATCGCATTTTGCCCGATGGCTGAAAATTGAACTTGAAAAACAACGGAACAATGGAAACAACAATAGGCGCAATTATACAGACAAACAGGAAGCTAACGCCTACGCTCTTAGCTTGCTACAACAACATAAGCGAGACCTCGAAGAAGGCTTGGCTGACCAAATGGAAAGACCGTTCTGAGGTTGAAAGAGTATTTTCACCGGTCCAGTGGGGATATGCCCTTCAAAACCCGGAAAGGGCTTATATGGCAGATTGCCCTTCACTGATGCAGTATGATGCGCTTTACGGCTGTGGCTCTTCCGAATACTGGATCGACATACAGGTGTCCGGCATATTCGGGGCTTCCAACAGCAAGGAAAAAGGCGTTGCCGACGGGATAAGAATCTTTTGCCAATCCTTTGCCTCACAGGCCAAGGCTTACAAGCTTTCCGAACTGATGCTGTTTTTCGCACGCTACAAGGCCGGGAAGTATGACAATTCATTCGCGTCTTTCGATGCCAGAAGAATAGGCAATGCTTTCTTCAAGGAGTTCAATTCCGAAAGGAATTATGAGCTGGACGCGATAAACCGAAAAAGGGTGCAGGATGAAATAGAGAACAGAAAATTTATTCCACCTGAAGGATATTCTTCTTTGACTTTGTACAACGAATTGAAACGTCGGGCGGAATCCGGGGACGAGGAAGCCGTGAAAATACTGACAGTATGGCAAAGAAAGTCAAACCGGAATCCGTATATGTAAAATGCCGGAATTGCAAGAATGCTTCGAACTTCGGGGACAATTCTGCGTATTGTAAGGCTAAAGGACATAGAGTGTGTGCCTGTGACAGATATGGGCAAATATGCAATAGTTTTCAAAAAAAAGAATTATAACGAAATAGGAGAAAATTATGAATATCGAGATGCAGACAAAGATACGTGAATGGGAAGCGGAACGCGACAGAAACCTGCGCATACACTGTCCTCTTGTAGCTGCCAAATTCCAAAGATGGATTGACAGAGCGAAAAAAGAGGACGGAAACAAGAATACAAACAACAAGAAAGGGGGCAATCCATGAGAAATAAGCTAACCGTAAACGACCTCCCCGCGGATGTGGTGGAACGGATGAAAAAGATGATCAATGAGGACAGGCAGATGCTGAAGCTGAGGGAAAGGCACGCTTCCTTTCTCAGGTCACACCGCTATATGGAGGCAATGAAACTCAAACAGATTATGGACGGTATAGAAACACGTGTCATAAACCAATACCTTTCCGAATATGAGGGGATGTCGGAATCCATGGATAATTTCATGCGTGAAATGTCGGAAGAGGACAGGGAAGAGATAAACGTCCTTACCAACAGTATCATCATGCTGTGCGATATGGTTGAGACCTTTACGATGGACTGTAACGAGATTTTAAAAAAATATCATCCTGATTACCGTATAGAGATGTTTGACAAGGTTTCCGAATGCGGGAAAGCCGCCAAAGCTCAGGTGGACTTCATGTCAAAAAGCACGGATATGGTTTACCAGTGTGCCTTTGCCGAGGATGCGGACAAAATAACAGAGATGGTTAGGAACAAGGTCAAGGCTTTCATCAGAAAGCTGAAACGAAGGAAAAAGGCGGAACATGAAAACTGCTGACGGTTATCCTGTGGTATGTTACGGTGTAAAAGGTAAATACAATATACATCGCATCTGCCGCCGTTGTGCCATAACCGTAAATACGATTCGATTCCCGAAAAGCCATGCTACAGGCTTCATGGAATACACCTGTTGGGCAGAAGAGAATGCCCGATCTTTGAACAAAAAATTATCGCAATATCAAAATAACGAAAAATAAACAATATCATGGAACAGAAAATAAAGGCTTATAAAGCATTTGATAAGGATTTATCTTGTAGAGGATTTAAGTATAAGGTAGGTAAGGAGTATGAAGAAACAGGCGACATAAAGGCATGCGAGAAAGGTTTTCATGCGTGTCCTTATCCTCTGGATGTTTTTGGTTACTATGCGCCAGCCGGGTCAAGGTTTTGTGAGGTTGAGCAGAGTGGTAAAATAGACGATTCAGAAAGTGACAAGGTTTGTTCTTCAAAAATAAGAATAGGTGCTGAGCTTGATATAAGGGGGCTTGTGAAAGCAGCTGTATCTTATGTCAAGGAACGCTGTACTAACGAGTATAATGCGGAACCGGGAAAACCTGCTATGACTGGTTATAGAGGTGTTGCCACGGCTGGTGATAGAGGTGCTGCCACGGCTGGTGATTGTGGTGCTGCCACGGCTGGTGATGGAGGTGCTGCCACGGCAAGAGGGAAGGCTTCAACAGGATATAATGGTTTGTCAGTAGCAAGAGGAGAAAATGTTCAGGTAAAAGGCGGAATAGGTGCAATTTTGGTCATAGCTGAGGAAAGGGATGATACGTATGATATTGTTGATTGGAAAGCTGTAGTAGTTGATGGTGAGGTTGTCAAGGCTGATACATGGTATAGACTGGAAAACGGTGAGTTAGTGGAAGTTGATTAATAGCTTGCTGATAATACAATTAGAATTTAATTGATAATAATTACCATTTACCAGACATCAGGAAAATGGTTCAAAACTGAACAGAAATGAAAAAGACTTTTAAACAATGGGTAAAACAGGATAAAGACTTGGATGACTTTTTATCGCCAGGTGATTATATTGACGAAAGGTTATATAACTATATAGGGGAAATCATACCTCCTGCATATTACTCAAGAGACTTTATACAAGGATGCGACGCCATTAAAAATGAAGGCGATGTATTATTCTACATTACAGCACACAGAACCGTTGATAATCGGTACTTATATCTCGGTGTTTTACCGGAATTTAAACAATAATTCAAAACGATATAAAAAGGAATGAAAGTACTTAGTTTATTCGATGGCATGAGTTGTGGACAAATAGCCTTAAAGCAGCTTGGAATTATCTCGGAAGTGTACTACGCATCCGAAGTAGACAAGCACGCCATCAAGCAGACACAGCTGAACTTCCCGAACACAATTCAGCTCGGAGATGTCACCCAGGTAGATGTATCTCAGTTGGAACCAATTGACTTGTTGATAGGTGGCAGTCCTTGTCAGTCATTCTCTTTTGCCGGCAAACGTGTTGGGATGTCCACTATCGACAAGGAAGAGATATACACTCTGAATCGCTATTTGGAATTAAAAGAGGAAGGCTTTCAGTTCGAAGGAGAGTCTTATCTGTTTTGGGAGTATATGCGTATCCTAACCGATATACGGAAATACAATCCTAACGTCTTATTTCTTCTTGAAAACGTAGAAATGGGAAAGAAATGGGAAAGGGTATTAAGTGAGGCTATCGGTGTATATGGTGTGCACATCAACTCCGCCTTGGTATCAGCGCAGAATAGGAGGCGTATATATTGGACGAATATCCAGACAAGGAGAGATGGACTGTTTGGTGAGCTGCATTCGGACATACCGCAGCCTGTGGATAAAGGAATCTTGTTGAAAGATATACTTGAAGATGAAGTGGACGATAAGTTTTTTCTAAGTGATAAAATGGTCTCCTGTCTTGCCTCAAGAAAGGAAACGGAAACTTTCTCCCCCTGTAAGTTTGAACCATTTGAATTTCCATATGAAGTGAAATGTAGGACAATCAATCAACGTGTTCATAAAATGGGGGATGCTGACAATTATGTGAAGATTTCAAGGGACGGAAAAATTAAGAAGGACCAAAACAAGGCTTCCTGTTTTACCGCCGGTGCACATTCGGGTGGCAACCATTCTGATATGGATCTGATATGTGTTGCCATGCGAGGGCGTGAATCAGCCTGTCTTACACCAAGAAGGGCCGAATATGGAAAACAGATACGGAAAAAGTATGAAGCCGGTGAGGTTTCTGAGCGGAAAAAGAATATCCAACAGCTTGAACCACGTACTGATAGTAATGACGGAAGTTCACAACTATGTGTCCGAGAAATTAGACGTTTTACCCCAACCGAATGTGCCCGATTGCAAACGATCCCCGATTGGTATAAATGGGAATGCAGCGACACACAGCAGTACCGAATGTTAGGCAACGGGTGGACGGTCGATGTGATTGCACACATCCTATCCTTCATAAAAGACAAATTGAATATTAACGTAGTCTGAAGACTCATAACGATATAGACAAGGAATAAAATGATAATAGCTTGGTTTAGTTGCGGTGTAACCTCCGCAGTAGCTTGTAAGATAGCGTTGAGTCTGTACAAAGATGTACAGCTTTACTACATAGATACTGGCTCCGGACATCCCGATAACATCCGGTTCCTTGCTGATTGTGAAGATTGGTACGGTCAGCCAATCCACACTATCCGAAGCGACAAATACACATGTGTTGCTGATGTCCTACGGAAAGGTTTTATCAATGGTGCGCATGGTGCTGCTTGTACTCTTGAGCTGAAAAAGAAAGTCCGTTACAAGTTGGAAAAGGAACTTGGTTCTTGGGAGGGTCAAGTTTGGGGCTTTGATTACGACCCTAAAGAGATAAACCGAGCCATCCGATTAAAACAGCAGTACCCAAACACAAAGCCACTGTTTCCGCTAATTGAAAAGCAGATTACGAAGCCGGATGCGATGGGAATGCTTTGGAAAGCTGGTATTGAAATTCCGGCCATGTACAAGATGGGCTACAATAACAACAACTGCATCGGTTGCGTGAAAGGGGGAATGGGATACTGGAACAAGATACGGAAGGATTTCCCGAAAGTGTTTGACCGGATGGCGCAGATTGAGCGTGATGTTGGAGCTACCTGCCTAAAGGATAAAGACGGTCGTATCTTCCTTGATGAACTACCAACGTGGCGGGGCGACCCAGTAGAAGAGATTATACCGGATTGCTCGCTTATCTGCCAGATAGAGTTTCAAGAGATAATCGACAGACAGGTAGAACGAGTATTGAAAGGAGAAATTAGTATTAATGATGTAGTCTGAAAAGCTCAAAACGAGATAGATATGAACATAAAAATAAGCAAGGAGGCGTATGAGAAACTAATCAAAGAAGATTTATACTTTCTCAATGAGCATTGCCCAGATAGCCTAGAATTAGATCACATTAAAGTAATTATTTTTAGTTCTATCGACTGGTATTATCCTGATAAGAACACTTGTACAGCGTTGAAAAGAATAGAGAATAGGCTTAAAGTTGAACTTCAGAAGCAAAAGGACGCAGGTAAGCAATTTCTATCAGATCAGGAAATAGACGGCTTGATTGATAGCATACTGAAAGAAGAATAACTCTCAAAAAAATTAGAAATGAGTGAAACAAAAATAATATTAGATGCCTGTTGTGGCAGTAGGATGTTTTGGTTTGACAAAGAAAACCCTTTGGCTTTGTTTGCTGACATTAGGGACGAAGAATACATTCTTTGTGATGGGCGAAATCTGAAAGTCCACCCAGACATCGTATCGGACTTTACCGATATGCCGTTTTTGGATAAATCCTTTAAACTGGTAGTGTTTGATCCACCCCATTTGCTAAAGGTTGGTAAAAATAGTTGGTTAGCCAAGAAGTATGGTAAACTTCCTGAAGATTGGCCAAGGGTGATAAAAAAGGGAATTGATGAATGCTTTCGTGTTCTGGATGACTACGGAGTTCTGATTTTCAAATGGAATGAGGATCAGATAACAGTTAGGGAAGTATTGAGTGCCATCAATCGGCAACCACTCTTCGGCCATACTACTGGAAGACATGGAAAGACTATGTGGATGTGTTTTATGAAACTGCCAATTAACTAATAATAAATTAGATATGAGTGAATTATATATACCGCCTGAGCGATTTGAGAGAGACTTTATTACCGGACGATTTTTAAAGGGTTGTGTTTCTCGCAACAAGGGTCGTAAAATGGTTTATCATTCAAAACGTTCCAAGGCCAGAAGTATAAAAAATCTGTCTAAAGGACGTGGGGCTTGGCATAAGACTGGTGCAGGCATGAATAAAAAGAGCGTTGTTTTGATAAAGGATGAGAAATTATGTGGAGTATTCCCTTCGATACAAATGGCTGGTAAGATGATTGGCGTGGCTCCTTCTCTGATCAGTGCTATATGTCGGAAAGTGAGAGGCAAACATACGGCTAATGGATACAGATGTTTTTTTGAAGATAGCAATGATTGGTATAATTTAATTAAACAAGATTATGAATAATGACAGGCAGAAGATATTAACTGATTATATTTCTTACATATACACGACAGGAAGGACTTATGATACTGTCGGGAAATATATCAAGCATGTCACGGATTTTTTAGAGATGACCAAAGAAGTGAACCGCCGTGGTTATTTGAATTACAAGCGTGAAAATGCAGATGTCATGGTGCGTCATTCGCTAATGTGTTCAGCGATATGCGATCTATTATCCTATCTCAACATCGGATATGGAAAAAGGGAAAAGGCGGTGAAACCTTTGGAAAAGCTTGACGTCATTTCAGAGAAAAATAAGAAACTACTCCATGATTTCATAATATGGTTGACTGATAACAATGATTACTCTTCTCATACAGTTGATATATATTACACATCCATGAAGAAGTATTTCGAATACGCCAATGAGGTAAACATGGATAATTGCAGGAGGTTTATAAAAAGTCTTGAAGAAGAAAAATTATCTCCCGCTACCATCCGTTTGCGGATTACAGCAATCGAAAGATTCTCTAAATGGCTGAAGAAGCCTATAGAACTGAAGCGCCCCAAAATAAAGCGCAAACTTGATGTGAACAATGTGCCGACCGAGGAGGAATATAACCGGCTGTTGGAATATCTCAAGGCAAAAAACAATAAGGATTACTATTTCTTTATTAAGGTTTTGGGTACAACGGGCGCCCGTCTGTCGGAATTTCAACGATTTACATGGGAGGATATAATTAGTGGTGAGGTTACATTGAAAGGTAAAGGTAACAAGTACAGACGTTTTTTCTTTCAAAAGCAATTGCAGCAAGAAGCGAAGGCTTATGCTAAGGAACATGGTAAGACCGGGATTTTCGCAGTAGGGAGATTCGGTCCGATCACACAGCGGGGCTTTTCCCAGCACTTGAAAGCATGGGGAAAACATTGCGGTATTGATTCAAGGAAGATGCACGCCCACGCCTTTCGTCATTTTTTCGCTAAAATGTTCCTGAAAAAAAACAAAGATGTTATTCAACTGGCTGACCTTTTAGGTCATGGGAGTGTAGACACAACAAGAATTTATTTGCAGAAAAGTTATGACGAACAAAAAAAAGATTTTAATCGAAACGTTACATGGTAGTGTTGCGCAGCTCAATGAACTGTCATCCATGACCGAAGGGATAGACATCTATGACGATACCGGGCATGTTGACACCGATTTCTTGATCGAAGCGCTATCCTGTGTCAATACCTTCGTGAATGCGAGCAATACGGTTGTTCAAAAAATTTCCTCACTGTTAGCACCTGACGCCCCGGTTGGGGAAAAGAAGAAACAGGCTGACGAAGGTAAAAAATGGAATGTAGAAGAAATACTGAAACATTGTACTCTTGAGAACAATATCCTCAAACTTCCTCAAGTTCAATTCAATAAAAAATCTTATGCCGAAGCAAAGAAGTGGATAGAAGAAGCTGGCGGCTCATGGCAAGGTGGGAAGATACAGGGTTTCACATTCCCGTTTAATCCGGAGCGTGTGTTTTCCATGCTGAAAGAGGGTAAACGGTGCAACCTACAGCAGGATTACCAGTTTTTTGAAACTCCGGCCGATGTTGCTGACTGGCTGGTTATGCTTGCCGGAGGGATACATGAAGATGATACGGTACTGGAGCCGAGTGCCGGGCGTGGCGCCCTTATAAAAGCAATCCACCGGGCTTGTCCTTCTGTAATGGTTGAATGTTATGAGCTGATGCCGGAAAACAGAGAATTTCTTCATACCCTTAACAACGTAATATTGCTTGATGAAGACTTTACCAAAGACAGTGTAGGTAGTTACACTAAGATTATTGCAAATCCTCCGTTTTCCAGTAATCAGGATATAGAGCATGTCAGGCTTATGTATGATCGATTGGAAGAGGGTGGAACCCTTGCGGCAATAACCAGCCAACACTGGAAATTTGCTTCGGAAAAGAAATGTATTGATTTCCGCAACTGGCTGAAAGAAGTACATGGAGAAGTGTTTGAAATCAGCGCAGGCGAGTTTAAAGAGAGTGGCACTTCTATTAGTACAATGGCGGTAGTTATAAAAAAATAATTCAAAATGATATAGAAATGAATATGATATTCCTGAAAAGAAAACCAGCCTCTTTTTTTGAAAAAAAGCAGGCAAAGGTTTTAGAAACTATACAATCTCTTGTTTCAAAGATTGATGTGGGTGAAATAGTTTCCGTATCAAAAGGATATGGAGGATTCACAGTAACTACCCCTGATGGTAGATGTATTAAGAAAGTTGAAGCTATTAAATTAGATTTAATACAGATTGAGATATGAAAAGATTGAGTAAATATAGATACTACAATGGAAACGAAAGTAACTAAAGATGGATTTGTTTGGTTGGTAGTACCAGACAATTATGCAATGGAGATGTGGAAAGCCAACCTCGCCACATTGTATGTACTGCATAATGATGACAGTGAAACAATGGTAGAAACGGATCTGCAAATGGCTGATGCTATACATGACGGAGAGCGAATTGGCATTGAGGTTGGATTCATCAAAGGCCTGCTCCCGGCCTGTCCCCAATGCGGCAGTAGGCTGGTGCCAAGTAGAAACCCTGAATATGAATGGGAGTGTTTAGAGTGTGATGAAGATTTTAAAACGTGTGAGTTATGATACAACAAGAACTGAATAACATATCAACCTACGTGGTTGGCGATTTTATTATTAAAGTGATAGATGCTCATAATGTAAGAATAACAACAGATAGAGGAACTGTGTTGGTTTGCCCTAGATCGGACAACTCTATAATTGTAAAATCATCAAAAGAAGATAAAAATGAACAAAGAAGAATTTCAGACAAAGAAAAATGATATTGATTCAAAAATAAGGGAATTGAAGAATCAGAAAATTAAGCTGGAAAAGGAATACATTGAATCCAATGCGAAGTATCCTATCGGAAGCAAGGTATGTATTACTACTCCTGCATCCACATATATAAGATTAGATAACCATGAAAGTGTTGTTATTCCTAAAAAAAAACAATACGCCTATATTAAGGGTTATAATATTGGTTTTTATGATACCATTGACCCATTGTTTAGCAAGGTCAAGAAAGATGGTACTATGTCGGAGGTGAATTTGTATGTTAATCTTACGAATACTACGATAGAACTGGTAAAGGAGTAATTATTATGGCAAAGGTAATGAATTTAGGATCGCATGGCTTTACAGAAGAGAATAACGGCTAGGAAAACTCCTAAGTATTGTAAACATTACAAAAAGAATAAAATATGACTAAGAAGATTGCTGTTGTAGGTTCAATGATAAATTCATCCGAATACCTTCTATTTAAAAATTTGGGAACAGGATATTCCCTTGAACGTTATGATTCTGTTGAGGGAGCTAGAAACAGTGATTGTGATGCTGTTATAGTAACGGATAAGGATAGTATTGATTATGGTGATAAAACGCATATTTTGATGAATTTCGATAAGCCTATTATCGGAAGTAACTGTCTTTATATTCATGAACCAAGAACAAAATGCCGCGTCAAGGACGATAGGTGTGTCGGAAAGCAGATTGCGAAACGTAGAAAAAGAAACAAGAATCCTAAAACACATAGGAAAAGATGAACACATTTTACGGAATCAGCTTTGCAATATACTTTATACTTATTACCCTTGTATTGACCACATTCATATATGGCTTAAAAGGGGATAAATATAAGTTTTGGAAGTGGGTGATTATGACATTATCCTACTTCATATTTATTATTATTTACACAATTTTTTGTTTACGGTAATGGAAAAGGTGGAAGTAGGAACCCTTGACGGACACGAACTGTTTGAACACAGGGGTGTGATATATGAAGTATTATACAAGACGGATTATTGTGTCCGTTGCCAATATCCTAACGACAAATATTGTTACGGTGATAAATGGGAATATCTCTATACCGAATTTAGCTTATGGACAAAGATAAACAAGATATGAAAATACTGGTTTTTGATGTGATGCTTGACGGGCGATTTGTACATACGTTCAGATACCAATATTGCCCGTTGTTCCCGATAGACGAACAGGAACTGGAGAAGTTTGTTATAGACAGGCTTCCTACGTTAAAAGGAAAGGATTTTAAAATACTATTTTAATATGAAACAAACAGTAGAAGAAGCGGCAAAAAAATATTCCAATGATTGCAGAAACAGGCAGCTTCATTGTGAACCATACTGCATTGTTGACTTTATTTCTGGTGCAGAATGGCAGTCGAAGCAATCTCCTTGGATTAGTGTTAATGAACGGTTGCCGGAAGAGTTAGAAAGTGTTTTGGTTGGGACTAATTACGAGGGCAGATATTATTACGAAGTAGCTTTTGTAATGAACGGGAAGTGGGTATGCCATAATAGTAAACCCATCTATTGGATGCCTATACCATCCTTTGACGAGATACTCGAAGCCAACAGGGATGTACTTGAACGGATTAAAGAGAAAGGAGATTAATATGGAAGTAAAAAACGGAATAATAATAGACGGAGTGTTGCATGAATTGTGCATTGGAATATGTGATGAGTGCTCATTACAAAATGAGTGTGATGATAGTTCAGAAATCATTTGCGATATAGCTTATGAAAACCCAAACATGGACCAGTGCTTTGTCAATCGTGGAAAAGTAACAGATATTAAAACAGAAAAGGAGGAATAAATTATGTGTAATTCAATAGAATGGGGCAGATGCGAAATATGTGGAAAAGAAACCCAGTTGGAACGTACTTATTTTTACTATCCAATTCATTGTGAATGTTGTGGCAATAAGGAAAATAGACATTTTGAAATGATAAGACATTGTAAAAAATGTCCTGCCCCTATGCCTAAAGAAATACATCCACTATGTAAGGCAATGGACGGTAAGACTTATCATGCGAGTGTTTCCAATATGCTTCCCATTGATATTCATGGAGAGTTTATTATAAATGAGCGAATAATTAAGGAGGAATAATTATGGGATTTACAACACCGTGCTTTATACGCAAAAACACACCGGAGCTTCGGAAGAAGCTGGAAGAATTGGGATATGAAATACTTAATTCTGGTAATACAACATTAGATGAACATAATTATGACGGAAAGGGAAGTCATAAAAGTATCGAAGAAGGGAAAGCTATTATAACGTCTTATGGTAATTTATATGGAGTGATATATAATGTAGATACTGTCACTAAGAAAGGACGTATTGATTGCGGAACGAATGAAGAACTTTTCCTAGCTATCGCTGCATTAAGGGATGATACGGACAAGTACCAATGGTTTACCGATGGGGATTTATGGTTTAAATGTGGTGATGAAGTATGTAATGAAGGTAGAAAAATACACAAGGCTACTGTAAACGAACTGATTGAACATTTTAAAACAAAGGAGGAATAATGAAAGCAAAGTATTTTAAAAAGATAAGAAGCCAAGTAAAGTGGTATAAGGTATCATATAGAGATAGTTTATTTTTTAGTTTTAGCGATGAGAAAGAAATATTGGCTAAATCTCCTGAAAATGCTTGTGTCAGATACCATAAACGTACTGGATGTTTTGTTAACAAATATAATCCCAATAATATTACACAATATAGTGAATCTCTTTCAAGGTTCAAGGTATGTATAGGTAAGAAAGTAATGTATTTCGATTAAATATGAAAGCAAGAATAAAAAGAAAAATTCAAAAAAGACCATTCCTATATAATGTAGGACAAGTTTTTAAGGCTTGTGATTGGATTACTAGTATTCAACGTGGAAATATGGTTTGGCGTAGGTATCGTTCATTTGGTACTATTATTAAATCAGAATTTTAAATATGAAAGCAAGAGTAAAATCAACAGGGGTTTTGGTGGATGTAACTCCCCAATTAAACATCAACTCTCAACATAGCAGAGATTATTTATATGTATGTGATAACATGGTATTCAAGGAATGCGAACTTGATTTTTCAGCTATCGACTGGGAACAGCGTAGATACGAATTGGCGAAAGCTGCCATGCAAGGGATTTTAAGTGATAAAACAATAGTTGGTTACGCTAGTTCGGAAGCAGATTACAAGAAAGGAGAGAAACATACAATACCTATAAGCATTGCTCGGTTTGCAATTGTTTGTGCTGATGCTTTAATTAATGAATTAAAATGATAAAAGTATTAAGAAATAAAACTCCTATCGCTCGCAAAGAGCATAGATGTGAATTTTGCGGTGAAGTAATACACATTGGAGAAAAATATAACAGACAGACCAATGTTTGTGATGATCGTGTTTATGATTGGGTTAGTCACTATGATTGCTCCCAATTAGCCTGTGAACTTAACATGTTTGATGATTGTGATGAAGGTCTTGACGGTGATGGGTTTATTGACAACTTGAATCAGTATGTTTATGACAATCATTATGATGATAAAATAGATGATATTGCGAAAGATTGGCAATTATCACGCTATGAACTTGTAAAGAAGGTATTGGTCGAATTAATACATTAGTGCTATGGATGATGTAAATAGGATGTATAATAACGGAGAAGGAATAAACAAGAACGTAAACTTATTGGATAATTATTATGAGTAAGGCATTAATAAACAAATGAACACCATTATAAAGTATTCGGTGATTCTTTCATGATAACTGATAGTGGGCGTTGGTATCGCCCTGAACGAATTAACGTTCTAAAATGTATGTGTAAAGATGTACATTAATGCCTTCAATTGAGGTAAATCTTAAAGAGAAATAAATTATGAAAGCAACAATAAAAGCAACTGGAGAAATTGTAGAGATTAAGGATTTATATGATGATGGTACTGCATTGGTGGGAAACATGTATATCAAGGTGTCAGAACTTAATTTCTTTAGTGAAAACATTGATTGGGAACAACGTAGGTACGAATTGGCAAAAGACATTATTAAAATTGTTATAGCAAACGATAATGGTGTTAATTCTGAAGCAGTCGCTAAATATTCGCTTAATTGCGCTGATGCCCTAATTAAAAGACTAAAGGAGGTAGATAATGGATAGTGTACAGACACAAACCTTTTCTATTAGAGGGGATGGAGGTGGTGAGGCATATATTGACTTTTGCGACGGCCAATTATGTGTTTCAGTTGTCATAGAAGATAAACAGGCGGATTTTCACTTTGAGCCTGTTACGTTAAAGATGTTTGCCCATGCTTATAAATTACATTGTGAAGAGTGTGAAAAGAAGAAAGGAGAATAACTATGACCGAAGAATTTGTAACATTGGAAACAGCAAAGTTGCTGAAAGAGAAAGGGATGTTTACGGATATAGAATTTCCTACTCAATTCGTTGCACAAAAGTGGCTTCGTGAAACTAAGAACCTGCATATCGAAATATCCTATATGTATGGAAATTATTGGATATATGATATACTAACAATTCCTAACCATGATTTAGTAGGATTGTCTGACAGACCTATTGTCCGTTATAATACCTACGAGGAAGCACTTGAAGCAGGATTACAGGAAACATTAAAACTTATATGATTATGGAAATAGCGGAATCAATATTTAAATTCATCCTTGCCTCATTAAACGTTTGTGCTCTGGCATTTACTTTAATTTTGGTAAGAAAGTGGCATCGCATGGAGAATAAGCTGGATGAGATAGAAAGATATGTCCGTCATGTGTCAGATCGTAACGATATTGTTTTCCTTAACCAGCTCTCGGAGCTGCAAAGAAAGTTGATAAGGGAGGAACGATATGAGGAAGCCGATAAGATTGGGAAAATAATCAAGGATGAAGAAATTAAATTAGGAATAAGGAAATGAGCAATATTAATTTGAACGAACTACGGGATCGATCTTATAAGACAGCTTGTGATCACGGTTTACATGATAAAGAACTTTTAAGAAAATGAATTAAATGACAAGTTTTGTTTTTATTCAGATTTTTTGTAACTTTGAATTATAATGTTTCCGTGTAAAGGGGCACGGTACGTTCTTCGGACGAAAAGACTTTTATGGGAAAAAAACTCGTAGCAAATAGAGAAAATTTCTGCCATTATTATATGGAAACGGGTAATGCTACAGATGCATATCGGAAAGCTTACCCTAATAGTATTGGATGGAAGGATGGGGTCGTTAGTAAGCGTGCATTTGAATTACTGAGAAATCCATCTGTCGCATCCCGTGTAAATGAATTGCAGGCTGATATCTTAAAAAAGTCTGATATGAAGAAGGAAGATGCATTGCGCTTCCTTACAAATGTGGTAAATGTAGACCCTATAGATCTTCAATTAAAAGGTAAAGATACGTTTATTGTCCGTTCTCTTGATGATATACCAAAACCAGTCCGATGTTGCATCCAATCGATTAAGAATACTCAATATGGAGTAGAGATACGGCTATATAGCAAAATAGCCGCCATTACACAGATAAGCAAGATGCTTGGATGGGATGCTCCAGTAAAAAGTGATGTCAGTACCAATGTGCGCATGATAATTGGGGACGAGCAATGATAGAGATGGTGTTCTCATATAAATTGTTTAATCCCCTGTTTTGGCATATCCGTGAGGCGATGCATGACAAGGATATCCGGTATATTATAAACAGAGGTGGTTCTTCATCAGGGAAATCTGTATCTACGACACAATCCGTGTTGTTGTCTGTATTCTCCGGAGAAGGTTCAGCTCTCGTTGTGAGAAAAGTTGGAGCCAGTCTTAAGAATACGGTATATGAAGAGTTTAAGACCCAAATGAAAGCTCTTCAATTGAGTCAGTTTTTCGCTCCAAAGGAAAATAATATAACCTGTATAAATGGTTGCAAAATCGATTTTACAGGATTGGACGATCCCGAGAAGATAAAGTCTATCACAGGATATCGCTGGATAGTGATGGAAGAGGCCACTGAGTTTGAATATGAGGATTTCACACAGATACGTTTCCGCCTACGAGGAAAGGAGGGCCTACAGATTATATGCAACTTTAATCCAGTATCAGAGGACTCGTGGATAAAAACCAAGATCCTTGATACATACGAGTGGGATGAGCATCCGAATGATTTGTACGGGAAAGTAAGATATCCGATAAAAAGGAGTTTATTACCTAAGGATTATAGCCGGATATTAGGAAAGAGGTATAATAAATCTAGAATGATAGCTAATGAGCGTACGGGAAAAATGGAAAGATATCCATCGGATACGGTAGAGCTGCATTCTTCGTATAAGAACAACTTCTGGGTAGTAGGTTCTCCGGACGGGAAGTATGGATACTATGACAGACAGACGATATCTAATTACCAATGGTACAAGGATCATGATTATAATTACTACAGGGTATACGCATTGGGAGAATGGGGAAGCATTAAGACAGGAGGAGAGTTCCTGTATGCATTTGATTCAAACAAACACATAAAAACGACACACTACATTAAAGGGATGCCGGTTCATATATCAATTGATAACAATGTGCTCCCTTATATTTCAATATCATTTTTCCAAGTGGATGGAAGTAGTATAAGGCAGTTTAACGAGATATGCGCCAGTGATCCGTTCAACACGGTAACACAGGCTTCAAAAATGGCGGTAGATTACCTGAAATCAATAAAGTATAATGATATGCTGTATCTGTACGGAGATGCTTCGACAAGAAACGGGAACACTATAGACGAAGAGAAGAGATCGTTTCTTGATAAGTTCGTGGAAGGGCTGGAAAGCGATTACCATGTTGAGGAGAGGATACCGGCTTCTAACCCGTCCGTACCGATGTCAGGTGAATTTGTAAACTACATGCTCGATGAAGGCTCGGGAATGTCATTTTCGGTAGATGATGGATGTAAAAACTCGATAGTCGATTATAACAATGCCAAGAAGGACGTTAATGGAGGGGTGCTGAAAAAAAGAGTAAAGGATAAGATTACAGGACAGTCTTATGAGAGATACGGTCACTTGGTGGATTGTCTGCGATATATTACTGTATGGGTATTCAAGGATGAATATACTCGTTTCTCCTTGAAAAGGAAACGAAGTAAAATTAAACAGGAAAATAAAGATATGAGATATTTTGATATGTCTAAAAATATTCAGGGGACAAGACTTGTATATGTTCTTCCCGAATATGCCGGAAAGTTCATTATCGTTTCGTGCTATGTAAATGAGGGAATATATATAGATAATGTGACATATACAGGATCATTTGATGAGACTGTTCTCCTGTCATTTTTAGAGGGCATATCTCCTGTGGAAGTATTGTTTGAAAGTGAGAAAAATTATTTCCCCATAGCACGGGGCTTAAGGGATAGATATGATGTCAGAATTATGCATAAAAATATGGGAACAGATGCTAGGGTATCTGCTTTTCTGGATTTTATCAAAAATAATGTGATGTTTCGTGCAGACTATGATGAGATCCCGCAATACAATGAGTTTATGGATGGGATATTGGATTATAATGGTTCAGATGATTGCGCTGCAATTTATTCTGTCGCCTCCTTGGCTTATTATGTGTCGAAAAAATATAATATATAATTGGTATATTTTTAAGATATATCAAAGCTTTAATAAAAAAACATCGGGTATTATACAAAAAGTATTGGTATATTTTTAATATTTTTTTTCTCGTGGGTATTTTTAGGGTATTGCGAAATGATATGACTTTAATTTATCTAAACAACACGATTCAAAACGTGATTTTAAATATAGTTTTAATAAAAAAATAACCGGCAATTAATGCCGGTTACCGTGATAGTATCTTATAGCCTCATTGACATATAATGATACCGATTGCTCCTTATCCAAGATAGCTGCCACATCCTCCTCTATCATAACAAGTATTCTTTTCACGCCATTAACCTTCGGTCTTCGGGGCACACCATTGCTGTCCAATATCCTATATATCGTTTGCTCAGACTTTATATCTGTTTCCTTCATTATTTCCTTGATAGCCATCCCGTCCTTATATAGGGACAATACCCTAGACTCTTGATCTAGGGTAATAGATCGTCTTCTTGCCATAATTAATATATTAACGCATCCTCTATT